CCCACGCGGAGGTTTTTTTCCCCCCGGTGAATTCTCGGTCCGTGTAGATTTTCTGTACAGAAAACCCGATGACCCGAAAGCGAGGACGGCCGGCCTTCAGTCCGACCAAGGCGCAGCGACACCAGGTGTCGGTCGCCGCCGGCGCCGGTATGGCGCACGAGGAGATCGCGCTCGCGCTCGGGATCTCGCGGGTCACGCTGAACAAGCATTTCGGCCACGAACTGAGCGTCGGCGCCTATCAACGGCGCCTCGAGGTGCTCTCGGCGATCCACCGGCAGGCGAAAAAGGGCAATGTCGCGGCGGCGCGCGCCTACAGCCAGCTCACGCCGCGGATCGCCGCGCCGCCGGCCGACGTCGACGCCGATCGACCGGCGCGCCAGCTCGGCAAGAAGGAACAGGCGAATCTCGACGCGGCTACTGCGCAAGAGGGTACTGAGTGGGAGTCCCTGCTCACGCCTCCGTCGAGCGTGCAGTAGCCTGGAATCTGGCCTGCCCTGACTGGGTCGCAAGGCTCAAGTCCGGGCGGTCCCTGGTTCCTGAGCTGCCGCTCAACCACGCCTGGGGCAACCGGGCGGTCGGCGTCTTCAACAAGCTGCGCCTCGCCGACGTGCCGGGCACGCCGACGCTCGAGCAGGCCGGCGCGGACTGGTTTCGGGACATCGTCCGGGCGCTCTGGGGATCGCTGGACCAGGCGGGAACCGAGCGCGCGATCCGCGAGCTGTTCACACTGGTCCCCAAGAAGAACAGCAAGACGACTTACGGCGCCCTGATGATGCTCACGGCGCTGCTGCTGAATCGGCGGCCGCATGCGCCGTTCATCCTCACCGCGCCGGTGCAGGACGTGGCCGAGGTCGCCTTCTCGGCAGTCTCGGGCGCGGTGGCCCTCGACCCCGTGCTGCAGAAGAAGCTGCACGTGCGCGACCACCTGAAGACGGTCGTGCACCGCGAGACGAAGGCCGAGCTGCAGATCATGACGTTCGACCCGGCGGTGCTGACCGGGCAGAAGTGCGTCGGCGTGCTCATCGACGAGCTGCATGTCGTCGCGAAGATGTCCAAGGCGGCGAGCGCGATCCGCCAGCTGCGCGGCGGCATGCTGCCTTTCCCGGAGGCCTTTATGGCCTTCATCACGACGCAGTCGGAGGAGGCGCCCGCCGGCGTCTTCAAGGCCGAGCTCGAGAAGGCCCGCAACATCCGCGACGGCAAGCAGCGCGGCGCGATGCTGCCGGTGCTGTACGAGTTCCCGCCGGAGATGCAGAGCGACCCGGCGCAGTGGCAGGACCCGGCCAATTGGGCCATGGTCACGCCGAACGCCGGCCGCTCGATCACCATCCCGCGCCTCGTCGAGGAATTCGAGACGGCGAAGGCGACCGGACTCGCCGAGCTGCGCGCCTGGGCATCGCAGCACCTGGACATCGAGATCGGCCTCGCCCTGCACTCGGATCGCTGGGTCGGGGCCGACTTCTGGGAGCGCGGCGCCGGCGAGCTCACGCTCGAGGACCTGCTGAAGCGCAGCGACGTCGTGACGGTCGGCATCGACGGCGGCGGCCTCGACGACATGCTCGGGCTCGCCGTGATCGGCCGCGAGGCCGAGTCTGGCCGGTGGCTGCACTGGGCGCACGCATGGATTCACCCGATCGTGCTCGAGCGGCGCCAGTCGGAGGCCGACCGGTTCCGGGACTTCGAGCGCGACGGCGACCTCACCATCGTCAACGAGATCGGCGAGGACATCGCCGAGGTCGCCGACCGGGTCGAGCAGATCGAGGCCTCGGGCCTCCTCGATCGGATCGGCGTCGACCAGGCCGGAATCGGGGCGATCGTCGACGCGATCGTCGCGAAGAAGATCGACCACGAGCGAATCGTCGGCATCCCGCAGGGCTGGCGCCTGGTCGGCGCGATCAAGACGGTCGAGCGCAAGCTGGCCGAAGGCGCGCTGCTGCATGCCGACTCGCCGCTCATGGCCTGGTCGGTCGGAAACGCGAAGGTCGAGCCGCGGGGAAATGCGGTCGCGATCACGAAGCAGGCCGCCGGCACCGCGAAGATCGACCCGCTGATGGCGACCTTCGACGCAGCGGCCCTGATGGCGATGAACCCGAAGCCGCGCCGGAAGGCATACGACGTCTTTTTTGTATGAGGTGCGAACCATGAAGAGCGACCGCGCATATGGCCTGCTCGAGCTGAAGGGCATCGACGACGAGCGGCGCGAGATTTCCGGGATCGCGACCAGCATCAGCGCCGACCGGATGAATGACGTCGTCGTCCCGGAGGGCGCGTCCTTCAAGCTGCCGCTGCCTCTGCTCAGCCAGCACGACTCTAGCCAGCCGATCGGCGAGGTGTACGAGGCCGAAGTGAACGGCCGGAACATCAGAATCAAGGCACGGATCGCGAAAGACAGCGGCCTCGACTACGTCGAGAACGCCTGGAAGCAGATCAAGGCGCGCCTGGTGCGCGGCCTGTCGATCGGCTTCCGCTCGCTGAAGGTCGAACCGCTCGACGCGGAGCGACCGTGGGACGGTTACAAGTTCCTGGAGTGGGAATGGCTCGAGCTCTCGGCGGTGACGATTCCCGCCAATGCTCAGGCGACCATCCAGGGCGTGAAGATGTACGACGGGATCGCGCCGGCCGCGTCAGGCAAGAAGCGCGCCCCCGTCAAGCTCGACCCCGGCGTCTCGGGGGGCACCAAAGCCGGCAAGCCCGGCGTTCCGCTGATCCGCTGACGGAGGCGAATCAGACCAACAACCGACCCGGCCTCGCGCCGGGTTTTTCATTTCTGAGGACACTACAGTGAAGACGATCGCAGAACAGATCCGCGACCTCGAGGCGACGCGCGCCGCGAAGGCCGCCCGCGCTCAGGAAGTGCTGACGAAGTCGATGGAGGAGGGCCGCTCGACCGACGAGGCCGAGGCGGAGGAGTTCGACACGCTCGAGGCCGAGATCAAGCAGATCGACGGCGACCTCGTGCGCCTGCGCAAGGCGGAGCAGTTCGCCGTGCAGAAGGGCCGCCCGGTCGTCGCGCCGGCCGCCGGCGAGGAGCCGGCCGCCAACGGCACGCGCCAGCGCGCCGTGGCCAGCATCGGCGCGCCGATGGTCCTCGTGAAGACGACCGACGCCGAGGACAAGTTCAAGGGCCAGTCCTACGTCCGCCGCCTGATCGCGAAGGCCGTCGCGATCGACGAGGCGAAGGAGCTCGGTCACCAGGGTCGCAGCCCGGCGCAGATCGCCGAGCAGCGCTGGGGCAAGACGAACCCGCAGCTCGTGCAGGTCATCAAGGCCGGCGTCGCCGGCGGCAGCTCCGACACCTGGGGCTCCGAGCTGGTGACGGCCGACAGCCGCTACACCGGCGACTTCATCGAGTACCTGTACGGCAAGACGCTCTTCGACCAGCTCGGCCTGCGCGAGGTGCCGGCGAACGTCACGATCAAGGGCCAGGACGGCACCGCGAGCGCCAACTGGGTCGGCGAGTCGAAGTCGATCCCGGTGTCGACGCAGGATTACTCGACCGTCAACCTGACGCCGCTCAAGGTGGCCGCGATCTCGGTCGCGTCCAAGGAGCTGCTGGCCGACTCGAGCCCGTCCGCGGAAATGCTGATCCGCGATTCGCTGGTGCAGGCGTCCTCGCAGAAGGTCGATGGCACGTTCTTCTCGACGAGCGCTGCCTCGGCGGGCGTGTCCCCGGCCGGCATGCTCTACAACCTGCCGGGCTACAACACCTTCGGCCCCACGCAGGAGGGGGTGCTCGCCGACCTGAAGCGCCTCGTCGGCATCTTCCAGACCTACAAGAACGCCTCGGGTCTGGTGGTCGTCACCACGCCGGCGCTCGCGACGAGCCTCGGCCTGATGATCACGGCCCTTGGCCAGGATGCCTTCCCGGGCCTGACCGGCGAGGGCGGCATGCTGCGCGGCTTCCGCGTCTTCACGGGCGACAACGTGCCATCGGGCGCGATGATCGTCATGAAGCCGAGCGACATCTACCGCATCGGCGACATGGGCGTGTCCGTGCAGGTGTCTGATGTCGCGACGATCGAGCAGGACTCGGCTCCGCAGGGCGCGTCGGACACCCCGACGGCGGCCTCTGCCACGCTGATGTCGATGTTCGGTACGGAATCGGTGGCGTTCAAGGTGGTGCGTCGCATCAACTTCGCGAAGCGCCGCACGCACGCCGTGCAGTACGTCGACAACGCCGACTACGGCGCGACCGACACCTCGACCTGATCCACGGCCTGAACAGGCCGCGCAATGGAGCCCGGCCCCGAAAGGGGCCGGGTTTTCTCATGCCGAAAATGATCGCAAAGGCCGGCTTCGAGTACGATCGCCGCCGCCTCAAGAAGGGCGAGGCTTTCGTCGCGTCTTCCCGCGATGCGCGCGTGCTCGCGCTCGGCGGTCGCGCCCAGCTTGCCGAGGAACCGGCGCCGCCGGCCTCGACGGGCGGCCTCGAGGTCTCGGGCGTCATCGTCGACGACCCGGAACTGCAGGCGAAGCCGCAGCGGCGCTATCGTCGCCGAGACATGCAGGCCGGGGCCTGACCCATGGCCCTCACGACGCGACTGGCGAGCGCGCTCCGCAAGGCGGCGCAGTTTCTCTCTCCGGTCAGCAACTTCGTCACCGGCGCCTGGCGAACGATCGCGGAGACCACGACCGGCAGCTGGCAGCAGGACACGGCAATCAGCGAGACGTCCGTGTCTTCGAACTGGGCCGTCTTCGCCTGCGCGACGCTGATCGCCGGCGACATCGCGAAGATGCCGGCGCGCGTCATGCAGTACTCGCGCGAGCTGCGCATCTGGGAGCCGACCGACCCGCCGTACCGGCGCGTCCTGCGCACTCCCAACCGCTACCAGACCCGCATCGAGTTCCTGCAGAACTGGGTGCTCTCGCTGCTCTTCTTCGGAAATGCCTACGTCCTGAAGGAGCGAGATCGCGACGGGAAGATCGTCGCGCTCTATATCCTCGACCCGGGTCGCGTCACGCCCCTCGTCGCGAGCGACGGCGGCGTCTACTACCAGCTCGGCGAGGATAACCTCGCGCAGATCGACATCACGCAGATCGTGCCGGCATCCGAGATCATTCACGATCGCATGTACACGCCCTGGCATCCGCTGATCGGTGTCTCGCCGATCTACGCCTGCGGGCTCGCGGCGATGCAGGGCTCGTACATCCAGTCGAACTCGGCGTCGTTCTTCAAGAACAAGAGCCAGCCGGGCGGCATCCTGACCGCCCCGGGCACCATCCCTCCCGAGACCGCGGCGCGCATCAAGGCGGCCTGGCAGACCAACTACACCGGCGAGAACGCCGGCAAGGTCGCGGTCCTCGGCGATGGCCTCGAGTACAAGCCGACCGGCGTGACGGCCGCCGACTCGCAGCTGATCGAGCAGCTCAAGTTCACGGGCGAGATGATCTGCGCGTGCTTCCACGTGCCGCCGTACAAGCTCGGCCTCGGCGACATGCCGACCGTGAACAATGTCTCGGCGCTCAACCAGCAGTACTACGACCAAGCGCTGCAGCCGATTGTCGAGAAGATGGAACTGCGCCTCGACGAAGGCCTCGAACTGATCGAAGGATTCGAGACCTGGCTCGACGAGAGCGTGCTCGTGCGCATGGATCCGGCAACTCGCTTCGAGGCGCACAACAAGAAGATCGCCGGCGGATGGGTAGCGCCGAACGAGGCGCGGCGAGAGGAAAACATGCCGCCCGTCCCCGGCGGCGACTCCCCGCTGATGCAGCAGCAGAACTACTCGCTCGCCGCGCTCGCGAAGCGCGATGCCAGCGACGACCCCTTCGGCAAGGCCTCGCCGCCGGCAGCCGCGCCGGCGCCCTCGCCCGAGCCAGCGGCCACGGGCGACACTCAGTCGGCACGTGAGCTCGCGGATCTGTTCACCCGAGGTCTGAAGGCCGCATGAACGTAAAGCAGCTCGCCGACCAGATGATCGACGCGGTGCGCGAATTCGTCGCGCGCGCCCTTGAGCCGCTCGAGATGCGCCTGCGGACGCTCGAGGAGCGGCCGGCGCCGAAGGATGGCCAGGACGGGAAATCCGTCACGCTCGAGGACGTCCGGCAGGCATGGCGCGACCTCTATGTCGGCGACGTCGCCGAGTGGAAGAAGCAGGCGGCCGCGGAACTGCTCGAGTCCGCGCGCGAGCAGATCGCGGCGATGCCTCGCCCGAAGGACGGCACTTCGGTCACGCTCGACGATGTCCGACCGATGGTCGAGGAGTACCTGCGCGGCCTGCCGGCGCCGAAGGATGGCCAGGACGGGAAGTCCGTCACCATCGAGGAGGTGCGCCCGATCCTGGATGCGTACCTTCGCACGATCCCCGCGCCGAAGGATGGCCAGGACGGCAAGTCCGTCACGCTCGAGGACGTCCAGCCGATGGTCGAGGAGTACCTCCGCTCGATCCCGAAGCCGCGCGACGGCCAGGACGGGAAGTCGGTCACGCTCGAGGAGGTCCGCGGCTACCTCGACACCGAGATCGCGACCTGGGCGCTCGCCTTCGAACGTCGGGCAAATGACGTCATGCTCCGCTTCATCGAGAGCATGCCGCGCCCGAAGGACGGCCGCGACGGCCTCGCCGTCGAGGACTTCGACGCGCGGATCGAGGGCCGGACGATCACCCTGTCGGTGAAGCGCGGCGACTTCGTGCGCGAGCGCCAGCTGCGCATCCCGGCCGTGCTCGACGCCGGCGTCTTCCGCGAGGGCACCGAATACGAGCACGGCGACGGCGTCACGTTCGGCGGTTCTTTCTGGATCGCGCAGAAGGATCGGCCGGTCGGCAAGCCCGGCACGAGCCCCGACTGGCGCCTGGCCGTGAAGGCCGGTCGCGACGCTAACCGCTGAGGCGCGCCCATGACGCAACTCATCACCCTCGAGGAAGCCAAGGCCCATCTAAACGTCGACCACAACCTCGACGACGATTACATCGACGATGCGATCACGGAGGCCTCGGCCTCGGTCCTGGCCTATATCGGCGACAACCAGTACCTCTTCCTCGACACGGGCGGCACCGAGCTGGACCTCGAGGACACGAGCGCGGACCAGGCAGGTCTGCGCGCGCAGCGCATCTGCAAGCGCGCGACGAAGCTCCTCGTCGGCAGCTCCTACCGCTACCGCGACGGGGCTTCGCCGGAGGCGCGTGTCGATTCTCGGTTCGGCTACGGCTACCTGCCGGCGGCCGTGACCGCGCTGCTCTATCCGCTGCGGGACCCGACGATCGCATGACGACCCGCTGGATCGTCGAGCCCGAATGGAAGGGGCAGACGGCGGCCATCCTTGCCTCCGGGCCGAGCATGACGCGCGAGCAGGCCGAGGCGGTGCGCGGGCGATGCCGCGTGATCGCGGTGAACAACCAGGGCATCGACACCGAGTGCGACGGACGGATGGTGCCGGCGATCGCACCGTGGGCCGACATCCTCTTCGCGGCCGATTCGAAGTGGTGGCGCCACTACCACGAGCGCGCGCTGCAGTTCGCCGGCCGCAAGGTCACGACCCGCCCGACGCTGCCCTGGCCGGAGGTCTACTACCTCCAGCAGGCCTATGAGGAGCCGGTCTATGACCCGCGGCCCGGCTACGTCGTCAGCGGCGGGAATTCCGGCTACATGGCGCTGCACCTCGCCGTGCAGCTCGGCGCGACCCGCGTGCTGCTGCTGGGCTTCGACATGAAGAACGGCCACAACGGGCGCCGGCACTGGTTTGGCAATCACCCCGGGAAGCTCAATTCGAAGGGCAGCTATGCGACCTGGCGCAGCGCCTTCGAGAAGTTCGCAGGAGTGCTCGAGCATATGAAGGTCGAGGTCCTCAATTGCACGCCGGGCACCGCGCTGCGATGCTTCCCGCGCGTCCCGCTCGAGGTGGCGCTCCGTGCCTCTTGACGCCGGCAAGCTCCGGCACGTCGTCGACATCGAAGTGCGCGAGGACGTGCAGGATGAGGAGGAGGGCGGCGTCACGACGGTCTGGAAGCCGCTATTCACCGACGTCCGGGCCGCCATAGAGCCGCTGTCGGCGCGCGAGGCGGTCGCCGCCGCCCGCGACCAGTCCTCGATCGTCGCGCGGATCACCCTGCGCTACCGCCCGGGCCTCGACGCCGCGCAGCGCATCGTGCACGGCCGCAAATGCTGCGCCTACTACGTCGGCGAGGAAATCTACAACCCCGCCGGTTTCCTGCGGGACAACGACACCGGGCTCGAGTACGTCACGATCCCGTGCACGGTGGGGGCGAACGAGGGATGAGGGTCGGCGAGTTCACGCTGATCGTGCCGTTCTATCGGAACGTGCAGATGCTCCGGCACCAGATCGATGCCTGGAAGAACTACCCGACGGCCGTGCGGATCATCGTCGTCGATGATGGCAGCCCGGAGCCGGCGCGCGAGGTCATCCTGGAGCACGCCCCGGCGGCGCTGCTCGAGCGCATCAGCCTCTACCGGGTGGGCGTCGACATCCCCTGGAACCGCGGCGGGGCCCGCAACCTCGGCGCGCGCGAGGCATCGACCGACTGGATCCTGCATGTCGACATCGACCACGTACTGCCGGCGCTCTTCGCGCAGCAGCTGCTCGACTTCGAGGCAGATCCGGCCCGCTGGTATCGCTTCGAGCGGTTCCGGGTCGGGCGCGCCGACGAGACGCGCCGCAAGGACAAGATTCCCGACGACGTCGAGTTCGGCAAGATTCACCCGCACATCGACTCCTACCTCTGCACGCGCGATCTCTACTGGCGCGCCGGCGGGTATGACGAGGACTACAGCGGGTGCCTCGGCGGCGGCAGTCCTTTCCTGAAGCACCTCGAGCGGCTCGCCGCGCCGGCCATGGTGCCGGAGCCGATGCATCTGCTCGTCTTCACCCGGTCGACGGCCGCGGACGCCTCCGACCATACGCTCTCGCGCGATCGCACCGAGTACTCCCGTCGCAAGCGCGAGAAGGAACGCACCGGCCGGACGCGGCCGATCAACCCGATCCGGTTTCCATGGCAAAAGCAGACACTCGATACCCGCTCGTAGAGGGTGAATTCGCGACGGTGCGCCGGCTGCTCAAGGGCCGTTCGATCGCGCGCTTCGGCGACGGCGAGCTGAAGATTCTCGAGGGCTCCGGCTACAGCCGGGAGGTGCGAAATGGACACCTCACGGCCGAGATGCGCATGCTCGTCGGAATGCCGAGCGATGAGTGCATCATCGCGATCCCGACCATGGATCCGGCCGGCCCGAAGTATGCGAACTGGATGCGACATGAGAAGCGGTTCCGGCACTATTTCCGGCGCGACGACGGCGTCCGCTACGGCTCCGCGTTCATCACCCGACCGGATTCCGCGGCCGATAAGCTCGAGTCACGTGAATACTTCGACCTGATCTCGCGTCTATGGGCGGGCCGCGATCGCGTCCTCGTCATGTCGGAGGCGCACAGCAAGCTCCTCGCATGCGTCCAGGCGATGAACGGGCCGGGAGTGTTCCACGTGGAATGCCCGAGCCATGCGGCCTACTCGGTGATCGACGACCTCGAGCGCGCGATCGTCATGGCGAAGCCGAGCATTGCGCTGCTGTCCTGCGGGCCGACGGCGACTTGCCTCGCCGGACGCCTCGCGCGGCGCGGGATACAGGGCGTCGACCTCGGCAGCATCGGCGGGCTGCTGCTGCGCTGGATGCCAAAGCAGTGAAGCGGATCTTCCTCGACGTCGGCGCAAACACCGGGCAGACGCTGGCCGCGGTGCAGGGGCTCGGATTCGACCGCATCCATTGCTTCGAGCCGGTGCCGGCCTGCTGGCCTTACCTCGAGAAGCTCGCCGACAAGCACACGCGCATCGAGAGGTTCGGACTCTGGAACCGGCCGGCCCGCATGCCGATCTTCGACCCGGGCACGAAGGGCGGCGGGCTCTGGGTGAAGGACAAGCGGCGCAAGGACACGCCGATCACCCAGGAGCTCTGCGAGTTCCGTCAGGCGAGCGCGTGGCTGAGGGATCACATCCCGGATGGCGCGCGCGTCTACATGAAGCTCAATTGCGAGGGCTGCGAGTGCGACATCCTCGACGACCTTCTTGACTCGGGTGAGTTCGAGAAGGTCGCGCACGTGATGGTCGACTTCGACGTCAGGAAAATCGGAGCCCTGCGGCACCGCGAAGCGGAGACCCGCGCGCGACTGGCAGGCCTCGATCCTCACCGGGTCATGTACTGCTCGGAGGTGATGGTCGGCGACACCCACCGGGCACGGATTCGGCACTGGCTCGGCCTGCTCCCTGCATGACGGTATCGATCGTCTGCTGGCTCTGGAGCGGCACGGGTCTCGGTGACCGCCCGTACCAACCCGCGCACGTGAACACGCTGCGCCGGGCGATCGCGCGGCACCTGAGTCTGCCGCACCGGTTCATCTGCGTCGCGGACAGCGGCGAGGGCTTCGACCCCGAGGTCGAGGTGTTTCCCACGCCGCCGGAGGCCAGCAAGATCGGAGAGCTGCGCACGCCGGAGGGCGGCCGGTTCCCGAGCTGCTACCGGCGCCTCTGGAACTTCTCTCCCGAGGCGCGGGTGCTCGGCGACCGCCTGCTCTGCATCGACATCGACCTGGTGCCGACGCAGGACTGGGCGCCGCTGTTCGATCGCACGGAGGACTTCGTCGGCTGGCGCCCGTACCGCGACTGGGGTCAGCGACTGCGCTTCGGCGGCGGCATCTACCTGCTGCGCGCCGGATCGAGGCCGCACGTTTGGACCGGCTTCAAAGGCGCCGAGTCGATCAAGGTCGCGCGCCGCGCCGGCTACCGCGGCAGCGACCAGGCATGGCTCAGCTTCACGCTCGGACGTCACGAGCCGTACTACGGCCGCGACGCCGGGATTTACAGCATCCGCGACATGCGCGGGCGCGAGCGCGACCTCCCGCAGGATGCGCGCCTGGTGCAGTTCAACGGGCCGGTAAAACCATGGGCGAGCCCGCTGCCATGGGTCAAGGAGCATTGGCACTGATGAGCGGCTTCGACTTCGGCGTCGACATCAAGGGCGCCGACCAGATCATCAACCGCATGCATGTCCTCCCGGACAAACTGCAGCAGCGGATCGGCCGCAAGTCCGCACGCCGGGCCATGGTGCCGGTGCGCAACGCTGCGCGCGAGGCCGCGCGGAAGTTCGACGACCCGGCCACGAAGACGGCCGTGTTCCGCAACGTCTACATCCAGCAGTCCTCGCGCCAGAGCCGAAACGTCGGCGGCGTCGTGATGCGCGTCGGCATCCTCGGCGGCGCGAAGCGGTATGCGGACACGCGCCAGAATCGCCGCGCCGGCCGCGTCGGCGCGAGCTATGCAACGGGCGGCGACAAGGGCAACCCGGGCGGCGACACGTTCTACTGGCGCTTCCTGGAGTTCGGCACCGAGAAGATGGCAGCGCGGCCTTTCCTGCGCCCGGCGCTCGAGCGCAACGCCCAGGCGGTCACCGACCTGCTAATCACGAACGTAAACCGCGACCTCGACGATCTCACCTCGGGGAAGTGACGATGCACCCGCCGCTGCACGCCATCTGCGCCGCTGATACGACGGTCCAGGACCTGATCGGCGACGGCGACCTGCTGCGCCTGTACCCGTTCGGCGAGGCGCGCCAGAAAGACGCCTATCCGTATGCGGTCTGGCAGATCATCGGCGGCTCGCCGGAGAACTACCTCGGCGACACGCCGGACACCGATCGCTTCAGCACGCAGATCGACGTGTACGGGAAGACCTGGGCGAGCGCGCGAGAGGTCGCGATGGCGCTGCAGCTGGCCCTCGAGGGTGATGCGTATGTTACCGCCTACAACGGCGAGGACCGGGATCCCGAGACGAAGTCCTTCCGCGTCTCGTTCACGGTCGACTGGATCACGAATCGATGAGCCTGCGGCCTGAAACCGTCGCCCTGCAGTGGGCCATCCTGCGCCTGTGCAAGGGAATCCTCAGCGCATGGGAACGCTGGCTCAAGATGTACGCGGGCGGCTTGCCGAGTCAGGAGGCGAGTCCCCGCAGAGACGACTGACGACCTGACATCAACCCCTGCCTCGTGGTGCGCCGCGCTTCGCAACGCGCACCGATGCCTCGCAGAAATCGCGCGCCGTAGACCGCGGCGCTCCATTCCTTCCGGAGGCATCAGACGATGGCTAAGAAGACCCAAGGCACCGAGCTCTACTACATCGACCCCGACACCTACGCGGTGACGAAGGTCGGCTGTGTGACTGGCATCAACGGCCTCACGGCGGGCCGCGACCAGATCGAGACGACCTGCCTCGATTCGGACGCGCGCACCTACGAGGCCGGCATGGCGACGCCGGGCGCCGCGCAGTTCACGATCAACTTCGACCCGGCCGACGCGAGCCACACGCGACTGCACGAGCTGTATGTCGCCGGCACGACGCTCGACTGGGCCCTCGGCTGGTCCGACGGCACCGCGGCACCGACGTCCGATTCGACGGACTTCGACCTGCCGACGACCCGCACGTGGATCACGTTCGAGGGTTACGTTTCCGACCTGCCGTTCGACTTCGCTCTCAACAGCGTGGTCTCGAGCCAGGTCGCCATCCAGGTGTCGGGCTTCCCGACGCTGACTGCCAAGGCGTAAGCCTATCGAGGAGGATTGATGGACCTGAAGACGCTTCGAGAGCAGGGCGGCTTCGTGCCGCTCCAGCCGGTGCAGCGCGAGGTGACATGGACGCCGCCCGACGGCGATCCGGTCACCTTCACGGTGCTCGTGCGAGTCCTCTCCGGTGCCGATCGGGACGTGCTCCGCGGGAAGATCACCCCGGAGACCAGCGCGGCCGCGATCGTCGTCTCGGAGGGCATCCTGTTCGGCGAGGGCGGCAAGGAGCGCCTCACCTACGAGCAGGCGTCGCAGTTGCGGCTCGAGCTACTCGGGCCGCTCGTAGAAGCATTCGAGTCCGTCAATCCCTTCTCACGGAAGGCGGCCGACGCTGCAAAAAACTGACGGCCGCCGATGAGTTCTGGCACGAGCTCGTGCTGAACGGAGTCGGCGGCCGGACAGTTGCGGAGGCGAAGGCGAGCATCAGCATCACCGAGATGCTCGCCTGGCAGGCATACCGGGAGCGCTACGGCACGCTCCATCTCGGGATGCGGCTCGAGGAGGGCTTCGCGCTCCTGGCCTGGGTGATCAATCGCGCGCTCGGCGGCCATGCCGAGATCACGACCTACATGCCGCACGCAGACGCCGGCGAGGCGACCCTCGAAGACGTGATGCAGATGCTCACTGGCAGGTAACGCAATGGCAGCTCGATCTCTTGGCTCGCTGACGGTCGACCTGATCGTCAAGATGGGCGGATTCAAGCAGGGCATGGATGCCTCTGCGCGCCAGGCGCAGGACCTCGAGCGCCGGCTCTCGAAGAGTTTCCGCGGCATCGGCGACTCGTTCGGCAAGCTCGGCGCGCTGCTCGGCGTCGGCCTCGGGCTCGAGGGCCTGCGCCGCGCCGGCGCCGACGCGATCGAGTTCGGCGACAACATCGAGAAGGCGAAGGCGAAGACCGGACTGGCCGCTCAGGACTTGTCGGAACTGGCCTACGTCGCGAAGCAGAGCGACGTCGAGTTCGAGGCACTCGGCACGGCCCTGAAGAAGATGCAGGTAAACCTGAGCGAGGCCGCGAGCGGCGCGAAGGCGCCGAATGATGCTCTTGCCGCGCTCGGGCTCACGATCGACGACCTGAAGGGCAAGAAGGCCGACGAGCAGTTCGAGATCCTGGCCGATCGCATCGCGGCCCTGAAGGATCCGTCGGATCGCACGCGCGCATCCGTCGAACTCTTCGGCAAGGCTGGCGCCGACCTGCTGCCGCTCTTCCAGGATGGCGCGCAGGGCATCCGCGAGCTGCGCGACGAGGCCCGGCGGCTCGGCGCTACACTCACCGACGAGCAGGCGAAGGCGCTCGCCGACGCCGATGACGCGATCAAGCGGCTGAAGGCGTCCTTCTCCGGCCTGTCGCGCACCCTCGTCGCGGAGGTGGCCCCGAGCCTGTCGCAGTTCCTGGACAACATCAACGCGATCGCCACCGGCGACGCCGTCGGCAAGCTGCGCGAGCAGATCGACTTCCTGCGCCGGATGCAGGGTCGCAGCTTCGTCTCGGTCGGATACGGCGACATCGGCACGGGATTCTTCACGGCGGCCGAGGGTGCGCAGAAGCTCCTCGAGCTCGAGAAGAAGCTCGCCGAGGTCGAGCAGCAGCGGCAGCGCAGCGCCTCGGTCGCGCCGGGCGGGCACAGTCGAGTGCCGTTCGCCCCCGGCTACCAGCCCGACCCGGAGAAACCGGACAAGGCAGCGGCGGCGGCGGCCCTGCGCGAGCAGGAGCAGGCACTTGAGCGGCTCCGCAAGGAGTACACGGACGTCTATACGGACGGTGTCGCGGCGATCAACGACGTCGCCACGCCGACGGAGCAGATCACCGCGCGCTTCGAGGCCCAGAAAGCGACGCTCGAGCAGCTCGCGCAGACCTATCCGGCCTTCGCGGACCAGGCGAGCGAGGCCCTCGCGCGCGCGGCCGTGGCGGCCGACGATGAGCTCGAGGCGCTGAAGCGCAACACCGGGGCCGAGGAGGAGTACTCGCGCGTTCTCGAGGATCGCCAGCGCGTCTTCGAAGCGACCCGCACGGACACGGAGCGCTACACCGCGCAGCTCGAGCATCTGCGGGAGGTCTTTCAGGGCTCTGCCGACCAGGAGACCTACGGGCGGGCGGTGGCCGATGCCGCCGGCGAGTACATCAACGCCAGCTCGGCGGCCGAGGAGTACCGCAAGGTCCTCGAGGAGCTCAACAAGCAGCTCGCCGATGGCACGCTCACCCAGGAGGCCTACGACGCCGCGACGGCGCGCGCGAAGGAGGCCTTTGCGAAGGCGGGCCAGGAGGCCGGTGCCGCCTTCCGCGACGAGGCCAAGCGGGGCACGCAGAATCTCGTCGCCGACTTCCTGATCAACTTCGACACCGGGTCGATCCTGCAGAAGTTTGCCCAGCTCTTCGAACAGATCGCGGCCGAGGCCCTGGCGGCGAAGATCGCCGATAAGCTCTTCAGCGGCCTCGATGCGATCATCGAGCGAATCATCGGCGCGCTCGGTAGCAGCGGCGGCGGCGGCAGCAGCTGGATCGGGACGGCGGTATCGGCGATCGGCGCATTCTTCGGCGGCAAGGCCGAGGGCGGCAGGATCACCGGACCCGGGACGGGCACGAGCGACAGCATCCCGATCTGGGCGTCGCACGGCGAATACATGGTCAAGGCGCGGTCGGTCGCCCAGCCCGGCGCACTACCGTTCCTCGAGGACTTCAACCGCCGCGGCATGGACGCGCTCGACGACTGGCAGGGCTTCGCCGAGGGAGGCTTCGTCGGTCGTCTGCCGCCGGCGGCGACGCCGAGCGTCGCGGGCGCCCAGCCGGTCGCGAGTCTCGCCCGGCCCGTCGTGCAACTGCGCAACGTGAACGCCTTCGACACCGGCGTCATCCGCGACTACCTGCTGAGCTCGCAGGGCGAAGAGGTGATGCTTAACTTCGTGCAGCGCAACGGCTCGCGCGTGCGCACGGCCATGACGGGGGCCTGATGATCTGGCCATTCCGCCCGGCGAAGGAGCTGCTCGAGGGCATCGAGTCCTACACCGACATCCAGCGGGCCTACTCCGAGGAGCAGCGCATCCGCCTGGTCGAGATCCCGCGCCGGCGTCTGTCGCATACCTACACGCTCAAGGCCCGCGACTTCGAGCGCGCCCGCCTGATGATGCGCGGTCTGCACCCGGCGCCGTTCGACGTGCCGGACTGGTCGAACTTCCCGCGCGCCGTGACGGCCGTCGCTGGCGTGACCTCGCTCGCATTCGACAACACCTGGCCGGAGTTCACCGTCGACCTCGACCTGATCATCTGGCAGGACAATGAGACCTACGAGCTGCTCTCGGTCAGCGGTTCGAGCTCGGCGGGCCTCACGCTCGCGACCCCGCTCGACAATGACTACCCGAGCGGCCAGGTGCTGCGCCTGATCTCATGCGACGCACAGTCCGGCTTCGAGGGGCAGCACCCTGCCGGGCCCTTCCGCTCCGCGCAGGTCGAGTGGCTTTGCTACGACGACTCGCTGGCGACGGCCGACAGCAGCAGCCTCAGCACCTACCGCGGAGATTTCCTGCTCGATGACTGTCCGCTGGTCGGCAGCGATCCAGTCCCGGAGGCGATCCATCGGGTCTATCAGTCCGTCGAGAACGGCATCGCTCGACCCTTCGTCGATACCGCGCTCGGGCAGGCAAGCGAGACTCTCGGACTCTTCTGGCAGCCGACTACCCGCGCCGAGGCCTGGACCCTGCGCCGGCAGCTGCTCGCGCTGCGCGGCCAGCAGAAGGCCTTCTGGCTGCCCTCGTTCAACAACGCGCTCGAGCTCGCGGCGACGGCCACGTCCGGCGCCGGATCGGTCACCGTGCGCGAGATCGGCCTCGCGACCGGCTATCCGAGCGGGGCGCTCGACTTCTACATGCGCCTCACGAGCGGCACCGTGATCACCCGACAGGTGACGGCGGTCACGCCCGGCACCGGCACCGAGGTGCTGACGCTGAGCGGCACCATGCCTCAGACGGTGGTGCAAGCCGACATCGCGCAGTTCTGCCTCCTGCAGCGCATGCGCCTGGCGCAGGACCGGGTCGAGTGGCTGCATCGGCCCGGCGCCTGGCCGAAGGTCGTGGTCGCGGCGCAAGAGGCGCCGGTGCCGTCGTAATGCGGGGCCGCTGGAGCGGCGAGACGGCCTTCGTCTTCGCCTCCGGTCCCTCGTTGACGCAGGCCGACGCTGACGCCTGTCGCGGGCTCGGGCGCGCGATCGCGGTGAATGCGACCTTCGCCCGCGTGCCATGGGCCGACGTGCTCTACGCGGCCGACCTGCGGTTCTGGCGGGTCTACGACGAGGAGATCCGGGCGACCTTCGCCGGCGAGCGCTGGAGCTCGAGCGAGTCGGCCCGGGCCTTCTTCGGCGCGCACTTCATCGAGAAGCTCGGCGGCGAGGGCTTCACGAGGCGACCCGGGGCCATCAACGGCGGCGGCAACTCCGGCTACCAGGCGCTGCACCTCGCGGCTACTTGGGGCTGCACGCGCGTCGTGCTCCTCGGTTTCGACATGCAGCGCACCGGCGGGCTCGCGCACTGGCACGGGCCGCACAAGGGAGGTCTGCCGAATGGGCAGGGCTTCCAGCACCTGATCCGCCGATTCGGCTACCTGGCCCGCGACCTGCGGCGGCTTGGGGTCGAGGTCATCAACTGCACCCGGGAGACGGCACTTGCGTGCTTCATGCGTCAGCCCCTCGAGGACGTGATCGATGTCATTCGACGCACTTGAAACCAGCGAGCAGAGCGGGGCGCCCGTCGAGCTCTACGAGTTCCACTACGCCGGCGAGGTGTACATGTACACCAGCGCGGAGTCGGACCAGGTGATCGGCACCGACGTCTACACGAGCGAGGCCATCCGCCGCGGCCCGATTGCGATCGCCGTCGACCAGCCGCGCAACTCGCTGCGGCTCGACGTGCGCCGGAACTTCCCGATTGCCGAACTGTTCCGCATCGCGCCGCCGACCGAGCCGGTCGGTCTGATCGTGAAGCGGTTCCATCGGGGCGACGGGAACGTCGCCGTGGGCTGGGTCGGGCGCGTGCTCAATTGCGCCTGGTCGGACACGTCGACCGCAGAGCTCAACTGCGAGCCGGCGAGCATCTCGCTGAAGCGCAACGGACTCGGGCGGTACTACCAGGTCCCCTGTCCCTACGCGCTCTTCAATGTCGACGACTGCAAGGTCGACAAATCGCTCTACGCGCACGCGACGACGATCACCGCGATCGACGGCCTCGAGATCAACGTCGCCTCGGTCGGCTCGCATCCGTATCCGGGCGGCTGGGTCGAGTGGGTCGATCCATCCTCGAGCTCGAACATCGAGCGCCGACTGATCACCGCGCGCTCAAGCCTGATCCTGACCCTCTCGCGCGCATTCTCCTCGGCCGTCTCGGTCACGGATGCGGTGACGCTCTACCCGGGCTGCGATCACTCCATCCAGACCTGCGACACCGTGTACGGGAACAAGCTCAACTACGGCGGATTCCCGCACTTCCCGCGCAAGAATCCTTTCGCTGGCACAGCCGTCTACTAGGTGCCCTATGAATTTTGTCGTGCAGATCATCATCATGATCGTCTCGGCCTACCTCTCGTGGGCCCTGGCGCCGAAACCGCCGGCCCCGAAGCCGGCCGTCCTCGATGACTTCGACGTGCCGCAGGCCGAAGAGGGCCGCCCGATCGGCGTCGTCTTCGGCAACGTCATCATCAAGTCGCCGACCCTCGTCTGGTGGGGCGACCTCTCGACCGAGAAAATCAAGACGTCGCAGGGCAAGAAGTGAAGCTCCGCGTCTATCGGCGCCACCTCTACCACGACCGGCCGGAGCAGGCCTACTGCGCCCGCGGCGCGCGCGAGTTCTTCCAGAAGCACGGGCTCGACTGGGGCGCGTTCCTGCGTAACGGGATCGAGCCCGAGGTGATCGAGCGGATCGACGATGCCATGGCGATGCGCGCGCTGCAGCACGCCCGCGAGGAGCTGATCGGTGGGCAGTAAGAGCAAGACCTACACGGTCGGCTATCGCTACAAGATGGGCCTGCACTTCGGCCTGTGCCGCGGCCCGGTCGATTCGGTGCAGGAGCTGATCGTCGGCGAGCGCCCGGCATGGGTGGGCCCGGTCACCGACACCGAGCAGGTCTATATCAACTCGCCCGAGCTCTTCGGCGGCGACAAGCGCGAGGGCGGCGTGCTCGGCTACTGCGACATGCAGTTCGGGCGCGACGATCAGGACCAGAATTCCTACCTCCTCACGAAGATCGGATCGCTGATACCGGCGTTCCGCGGCATCGTCTCGGTCGTCTTCCGCGGCGGCCGCGTCACGAGCAACAACCCCTACATCAAGCCCTGGTGGTGGCGCGTCGAGCGGATCAACACGACCGGCGACGGCTCGTCGCCGCAGTGGTATGACGCAAAGGCGGCGATCGACATCGAGGACCAGGGCGAGCGGATCCTCTTCCAGACGCACTACATCGAGATCAACGCGCTCTCGAATGCGGCGACCAGCGTCTCTGGGATGAAGTCCGTCGCGGCCTACGACATCGACGGCCTCGAGACGACGGACGAGATCGAACTCTCGCCGAACTATGAAGGCCTCTACATCGCCTGGGCCCCGTGGGGCACCCCGGCGCTCGCCGGCGCGAATACCGGGTCGAGCTACACTTTCCGCGTCGTCTACGACAACGACAGCACCGCCGACACCTTCGGGGCAAACGCCGGTCCCTACGACGGCTATGAGGCCGCGCGGCAGGCCTTCGTAACGGATTCCTCGCCGGTGACGCTCACCGGCCATGGCCGCTACCGCTTCGGCATCATCGACAGCCTCGTCTCGGACAACACCGGCGGCATCTCGCTGATCGCGAAGGTGTACCGCCGGCTCAGTTTCCGATCGATGAATCCGGCGCACATCATCCGCGAGTGCTACACCGACCCTTACATGCGGATGAACTATCCGACCTCGATGATCGACGACACGTCGTTCACCGAGTCGGCCGATGCGTTCTACTCCGAGGGCATGGGCCTGTGCCTGTTCTGGTCGCGCCAGACGCCGATCGAGGAGTTCATTCAGACGGTGCTCGATCATTGCAGCGCCTGCTGCTACGCGGACCCGGAGACGGGCAAGTTTGTCCTGAAGGCGATCCGCAACGACTACGATCCGGACACGCTCGACGAGTACGACGAGTCCTCGATCAAGTCGATCGAGAAGTTCCAGCGCACCGGCCCGGGCGAGATCATCAACGAGATCACGGTCGTCTACACCGACATCGTGACCGGACGCGATGCCTCGATCACCGTTTCGGACAATGCAGCGATCCAGGCGCAGGGCGCCATCATCTCGCAGACGAAGCGCTATCCGGGCATCCCGACGGCGGCGCTCGCCGCCCGGGTCGCGCAGCGCGACCTGACCGCGGTCAGCCAGTCGCTCGCGCAGCTGAAGGTCCATTTCACCCGCAAGGCCTGGCCGATCCGCCCCGGCGGCGTGATCAAGGTTTCCTGGGCGAAGCTCGGCATCAGCTCCATGATCTGCCGCGTGCTGTCCGTCGACTACGGCCTGATCGAGGATGGCACCATCGTCGCGGATCTCGCCGAGGACGTCTTCGGCCTGCCGTCGTCGAGCTTCCAAGCCGACCAGCCGACCGGCTGGGAGGAACCGAGCACCGAGCCGGTGCCGGTCGAGATCCAGGACGTGCTCGAGGCGCCGTACTACCACGTCGCGGCGAACATGAGCGCGGCCGACCTCGCCTACGTCGACCCGGATGCCGGCTACGTGCTCACCCTCGCGGGCTCGAGCGACTCGCTGCAGCTCGGCTACAACATCTACTCGCGCATCAGCCCGGCCGCCTATGAGCAGCGCGACGAGACCGGCCCGATGGCGCCGACGGCCGTGCTTTACGACACCATCGACCGCAACGACACGACGCTGCATCTGACGGACCTTGCCGACTTCGATGGGAACTCGGTCGAGGTCGGCGACCTGCTGATGGTCGGAACCGGCGCAGATGCCGAGTTCATGCAAGTCAGCGACGTCACCTATATCGACTCCGGAATCATCGAGGTGAGTCGCGGCATCCTCGACACGACCCCGGGCCCGCACCTGACGGGCGAGCGGGTCTGGCTGTTCGAGGACACCGCCGGCCTGGAGGGCATCGAGCGTGCCACGGCCGACGTGATCAACCTCAAGCTCACCGCGTTCACCGGCACCGGCGAGAGCCTGCTGGGCAGCGCGGTGCCGATGTCGATCACGATGAATCAGCGCTTCTATCGGCCCTATGCGCCCGGGAAGATCCGTATCGACGGAGAGGAGTTCCCGACCGCGGACGTCTCGCCCGGCTTCCTGGTCGAATGGGCGCACCGCGATCGCACCCAGCAGACGGCGAGCTACATCACGCAGGACGACGCCTCGATCGGCCCCGAGGCGAGCACCACCTACAGCCTCTATTTCTACGACGACGCGAGCGAGGCGCTGAAGCACTCGATCACCGGCGTCAGCGGAACGAGCTACACGATGCCGAGCGTCGCGGGTGCCTTCGCTGCGCGCCTCGAGATCGCTGCGGTGCGCGACGGCGTCGAGTCCTGGCAGCGGCAGATCCGCGAGTTCAACTACGTCGGCACCTTCCCGATGCTCGGCGCGATGCTGACCGATTCCTCCTCGACGTCGCTGACCCAGGGCTCCGACACGACGATCAACTGGGACACCGAGGTCGCGGACTGGGGCGGCTTCTTCGATGCCGGCGCGCCGACCGTCCTGACGGCCCCGGAGAGCGGCTACTACGTCGCCAGCTTCAATCACGTCATGGACCTCGGCTCCGCGAGCTGGTATTCGGCGAGCCGCATCACGTGCAGCTCGACGGCGGCCTCCGGGCTGACGACGCTCGGGTATTCCGAGCGCAGCGTGCTCACCTCCGTCGACCTGCCGCGCAGCAGCATTTACCTCGACCGGCTGGACCTGGGCGACACCCTCATCGCGGTTACGAACTGGTACAGCGGCAGCGGCAGCCGCACCATGGAGGCGGGCGCGAAGTTCAACATCGCCCGGGTGTACTCGGTGCCCGCCATGGGCGGCGTCGCGCGGCGCTCGAGCTCTCAGTCGATCTCGACGGCGACGGACACCGCGGTGCAATTCGTGACCGAGTACCTCGACGATGGCGGTCTGATCGACCTCGCGACGCAGAATGCCCGCTTCACGGTGCCGACCGATGGGGCCGGCTGGTACATCATCGCGGGCTTCGTGCGATGGCCTTCGACGGCCAGCGTGATCGGCCGGCGCACCATCATCGGGAAGAACGGCGCGACGCCTTATATCGGCGTGCGCTCCTTCGTATCGGGCCCGGTCACGGGCACCAATGGCGGCGCCGTCGCGACGATCGAATATCTCAACGACGCCGACTACATCCAGCTCATCGCGCGCCAGACCTCCGGCAGCTCGATCTCGCTCAGCGAGGCGACGATGTCGGTCGCCCGTGTCAGCACGCCGGACACGGTCGGCGGCGCGATGCGCTACGACGGCTCGGCACAGACGGTCAACTCCGGCTCGGACGTCCTGATCACCTTCGACACCGTGCTCCGGGAGGATGGCTACCTCATCGACCTCGGCTCGAGCAGCTCGAAAATCTACGCCCCGGTCGACGGCCTGTATGCAATCGCCGGCCAGGTGGGCTTCGCGGCGAACACCGGCAGCGACCGCTACGCGAAGCTCGTCGTCGATGGCACGACCGAGATCGCGCGCGAGGGCACGGATGCGCCGTCGGCCGGGAATGCGCCGTGCTGCAACCCCTTCGCGGTCCACTACCTGCAGGCGGGTCAATACGTCGAGCTCTACGCGCGCACCGGCACGAACACGAGCACGGACACGGGCAACTACCGGCCGCGGCTCGCGATGGTCCTGCTCTGCACCGAGGCCGCGTCTTCCTGATCGCCGACGCTGGGGAGTCCTATCGACATGCACTGGCAGCAAGGGTGAACACCGATGGCGGAAGAATTGCAGCTCAGCGACAAGCAGATCGACGAGATCGCTGAGAGGGCGGCCGAGCGCGCCCTCGAGAAGGTCTACGCCGAGGTCGGTCGCAACGTCATGCGCAAAGCCGCGTGGCTGATCGGCCTCGTCGTCGTCTCCGTTGCGATCTGGCTCGCCGGCAAAGGCGTCATCAAGCCATGAGCGAGCCCGCCTGGATCGCGATCGCCCGCACCTACCTCGGGCTCACCGAGACCCCGGGGCGCGAGACGACGCCTGCCATCCGTCGCTGGCTCATCGAGCTCGGCGCTTGGTGGTCGGATGATGAGACGCCCTGGTGCGGCGTCTTCGTCGCGCACTGCCTGCACGAGGCCGGCATCTCGCCGCTGCCGAAGGCCTACTTCCGCGCGCTCGCATGGCAAGACTGGGGCCTCATCCAGCGCGCGCCGGTGCTCGGCTCGGTGATCGTCTACAACGGCGGCCCGTCCCGCCCGGGCGCCGGTCATGTCGGATTCGCCGTCGGCATCGACCCGCGCGGCCGCTACCTGACCCTCGGCGGGAACCAGGGCAACCGGGTCTCGATCGCGCCCTTCGAGCCCGATCGCGTCGTCGCGTTCCGCTACCCGACCTCGCCGGTGCCCCTACTCGCGACGCTGCCGCTCATCGACCATTCGGCCGCCTCGAGCACGAGCGAGGGATGACCGACCCGACTGGGCCCGCACCGCTGCCGCTCGGCCCGACGGCCCTGTTGCGCGAGGCGGTCGATCGCCTCGAGGCCGCGCGCGACCTGCTCGAGTCGACCCCGAGCCCCGCCTACCGCGAAGCAATCCTGAGAGAGATCGGCGCCGCGGAATTGTCCGTGATGCGCGCCCTGCACCTGATCGGAGGATGAGATGCTCAATACCCTGCTCGAATGGATGGGCGCCGGCGATCAGGCGATCCGCACGATGGGGCCCGTCCTGTCGATCGCGCTCGCGTGGCTCGGTGGCTTCGGCTTCACGCAGGCGGTGAAGTTCCCGATAGCGCAGCTGCTCGATGCTCGCTGGCACAACTGGGTGACCCGAACGGTCGCGGTTATGTCGTCATGGGCGTGCGCACACTACGTCGGCGACCTCCCGAACATGGTCGAGTTCATCGTCGCGATGCTGCAGCCTGCCGCGTACTCGGTCGGCATGGGCGTGCTGCGCCACTGGTGGCCGTGGCTCGAGGCCGGGAAGGTGCTCGGATCGGCGAAACCGAGCCAGGAGGCACAGGACGCCATGGCGCAGCGGAAGGCCGGGCAATGAGACTCTCCCAGCTCGAACCCGTCTGGATCCGCTACGAGACTCAAGACGGTCGGCAGCTCAGCCGCCATGTCGACTCGTTCGCCGATGCGCACGGCATCCGCTTCCTCTGTCCGAAGTGCTTCGACGCAAACGGCGGACGCGTCGGCACGCATTCGGTCGTGTGCTGGTTCGAGGATCGCGTGCCAGACGATGCGGTCCCCGGTCCCGGCCGCTGGAACCCGACCGGCGATTCCTTCGAGAACCTCTCATTCGTGCCCGGCAAGAAGTCGAACAGCGTGTTGCTGATCGGCGGGTGCGCGTGGCATGGATTCATCACCAACGGTGAGGCAACCCTCTCATGATCGCCGCGCTTCTCGCCTTCATCCCGGCCCCGTGGCTGGTGGTCCTGAAGAAGATCCCGTGGCGCCTGATCGGGTATATCGTCGTCGCGGCAATCATCGCGGTCGCCGTATGGCGCGTGATCGTGTGGCGGGACTTCTACCGCACCGGGCAGGCCGAGATCGAGCAGGCGCATGCCGCTCTCCGGGCCGAGCAGGACTGCGATGCCGGCACGAAGTGCGCCTCGAGGCTCGTCCAGCTGCAGGTCGATGGCGAGGCAGCCGTCAAGAAGGCCGTCGAGGCCGCGCAGGAGGCCGCTGCAGCTGCGCAGGCGAAACTCGATGCCAGTGCCGCGCTCGAACGTGAGCGCCTCGCTACGGCTGCGAGCGCCTCAGCCGCACGTGAAGAATCGTGGCGCCGGAAGTACATCGCAGCGACCAGCCAAACCGGCAGCGCCTGCGCGAGATGGAGCCAGGAGACAGTGCCATGCCCGATCGCCGACTAGTCCCGCTCTGCGCTGTCGCGGCGCTGCTCGCCGGATGCTCGACCGTGCACGAGGTGCCGGTGCCGAAGCCGGTGGTCGTGCCGGGTCCGACGCGGTACGTGCCGCTCCCGGCCGACGTCACCGCGGAGTGCGGTGCCGCGCCCGATCTCCGTGACGGCATGACCTCCGGCGAGCTGCTGGAAGCGGCCCGGGCGTGGCGCGCCAGAGCGAAATGCCGGGATGTGCAGATCGAGTCGATCCGCCGCCTGCAACCGGGACGCTCCAGCCAGCCGAACTGAGGCTGAATATCGACCCGGCCGGTCTCGGCCGATCAATGACTTATCCTCGATTTCAGCGCGGAAATATTCAGGCCGCCGAAGCCTGATTTCCGCGTCCAGCCAACAACTTGCGTCCAAGCAACGTCCCGGCTACGAACCAGAAGGTCGGGAGTTCGAATCTCTCCGGGCGCGCCATTTCAGGCACCCACAGCCTGAATATAGTGGGGGGTGTCTGAATATTTTCGGGTTGCTCGGCGCTTCAGATAGGCCCGCGCGACGCGCGCGAACACATCCTCGCCCCACTCGTTGATGGCAAGATTCGCCACCACGGTGACGAGCCGGCAGTTTCCCGGCGCGTAGCCTTTCGAGCCGTCGATGCGGTCAATGCTCGGGGCGTACGGCCGGCGCTTGAAGCCGTCGACGTTGACCAGGTCGAATGGTATCAGCGTCAGCTCGCAACGCCCGCCGCTTCGAGCCCAGAGCGCGAGCACGTCTTCCTTGCTCAGGCTGAAGTTGAGCTTGCGGCTGCGGGCGTTCTTCTGTGCGTTCCAGAAGATCGTTTTCAGGTGCCCCTCGTGCATTCGCGTCGGCTCGCGCCCTATGCGTTGCAGCTTCTCCAGCGCCAGTTCCTTCGACCGGCCGAGGTTGATCGGCGCGCCGTTTCGCGGCCTGTACCAGTATGCTATCCCGTCGCGGTAGACACGCTCCGGCAAATCGAAGTTGCTCTTGCGTCTTCTTCCCATCAGCTCCTCGGCTTCCCTCGTTGCACCCCCCTCCGGTAGTACCTCTGCGTCGTGTCCGCGCTGGCATGCCCCAGCCGATCCCGCGCCTCCTCAAGCGTCCCGCCGTCGGCCGCGACCGATCGCAGGTCGTGGAAGGTGAACCGCTGCCCCCCCGCCTTGACGTGCTTCCGCATCAGGCGCTCCCAGTTCGCGTAGAACCCTGACCCGGTGTATTGCGCTCCCTCGCGGGTGCGGATCAGGTACTCGCCGGGCACCTGGGGCTTCAGGGCCTTCGCGCGCGCGACGATGGCACGCAGTTCGGGGCTCCATTCGATCAGCTGCACCCGCTGCCCCTTGCTGTTCAGGAACTGGACGCCCTCGTCGGTGAGATTCGCTCGCGTCAGCGACAGCAGGTCGCCGCGCCGCGGCCCCATGCAGACAGCGAGATCGATCGCGACGAGCATGCGGTCGGTCGCGAGCGCGCGCAGCTTGTCGACGTCGGCCATCGGGACCGGTGCCCGCTTGGGCTTGCGTACCGCCTTTTCCATGCCGCGCACGGGATTGCTCGAGGCGACGCCCCACCGGATCGCCTTCTTGAAGACGTGCCCGAGCAGAGCGATCTCGTGCCGGGCGGCCTCTGGCGCCGGCACCATCTGCCCGGTCTTGCGGTCGAGCTTCTTGCGTCGGTCGAGGTACTGGTAGAGCAGTTGCTGCGTGATGCCGTCCGGGTGCATCTCGCCGGCCCATGCCTTCAGCCTGGTGAGCGCGGCCGACTCGTTTTCGCGGGTCTGCTCCGAGCGCTTCTGCGGCAGGACTTCGATCCGGTATCGGTCGATCACGTCGCCGAGGGTGCGCCCCGACCAGGATGAGGTCGCGAGCGCGGCGTATTGTCGCATCGCCTCAGCGAAGTCTTTCCCGAGGTTGACCGCCTTGCCATCCTTGGGCCTGAACCAGTGCGTCCCATGATCGAGATAGACACGATGCGGGAGGTGTCTATCGCGCGTGCGCCTGCGACCCATCGAGCGCTCCCCAGTTGGGCTCCTGGCCGACGGCGCGGCCCCCGACCATCCGACGATTGAACTCCGCGACGGCCACCTGCGGCTCACCGAGGGCATTCACTGTGTACTTCCAGCCATTCCGCTGCAACCAGCGAATCTGGGCTGACCAGCGGGTGTAGCCAGTCAAGGACTTACGGTCGTCTGCTGAGAGGAGCATTACCAGTCCATCTCTCTCAGAATGCGGCCGGCCAACAGCCGGAGTTCGAGCGGCCAGGTCTGCCAGCTCAGCCGGGCGACATCAGCGGCCGCCTGCGCGTTGCGAGCCTCGCGCTCGGAGAGGAAGACGGTCCAGGACTCCCAGAGGTCAGCCGGATCCGGCTGGCCGCGACGCGAATCGAGGAACCGGTCGAACTGCTTCAGGAGTTCCGATGCCTGCGATCGGTCCTTGATGTGGTGACAGCGGTTGCACGCGATGACGGTCGCCTTCCCGCCCTTGGCCTTCGGCCGAGGGAAGTGGTCGCGCTGGTAGTCCCAGACATCGCGGACTTCCTGCTCGCAGTAGTGGCAACGCATGCTCCCGGCCATCCGGACTACCTCCACCCGCCCGTCGTGGCCGAGGTCGAATCCCAGAGGTCGCGCGTCGGGGTCGGCTCTTCACCGGTCCAGCGAATCGTCTTGAGCCTCTCGAGTGCGACCTCGATCACCTCGATCTGCTCGTCGATGCTCCGCAGTGTGCGCTCGAGCTGCTCCTTGCGGCCGTCGAAGAGTCCCGCGAAGAAGCCCTCGTCCTCGATCAGCGACCGCTGGCGCTCGAGGTGCCTCAGGTGCGTCCGCACTTCGACCTGCCTGAGCTTCCCCTCGTTGATGGAGTTCGACAGGCTGCGCGTGATGATCTTCACCACGTCCTGCTCCGGCCGGGCGGTTGATAGGACGTGCGCCATCGCCTGAAACAGCAGCTCCTGGGCCTTGTGCTCAATCGTCAGCGGCTGGCTCGCGTCGCCGGTCTCGTCGAACCTCTTGCGGCGCTCGGGATCGCTGAGCAGGGAATAGGCATCGTTCGCCGCGGCCATGCGGTCGTGATCGCCGCCTGCGCGATCCGGGTGATGGACGCGGGCGAGCGCCTTGTAGGCCTTGCGGATGTCGGCTTCGGTGGCGTCGCGGGGCACGTTCAGGACCTCGTAGGGGTTCACGGATTCGCCCTCATGGCGACCAGCGCCTCAGTGGGCGTGTGATAGAACTGGGCCGCGATGCCCTCGACGCAGTACACCTCGGTGAATTCGGCGTCGCGGTTCTGGCGCTGCACGAGTCGCGTCAGGCGCGGATGCTCGACGCATTGGTATTGCGTGAAAGAGCCGCCGGTCGAGCTGTCGCCGATCGCAGCGCGCCGCCAGGTGAGGCGTGGTTCGGTGACCAGCATCGTCATGCGACTTTCTCCTTTGGACTCCACCGACTCGATCTCTTCACCGCGATGGCGACATCGAGCGGCCATCCGCGCCGAACTCTTGCGCGAACCGCATGAATGGTTATGCCCAGCCTGTCCACCGGGGTGCCTGTAAAGCGAACGTCGGGTTTATTGAGGCGCTGCTCCCTTCGTGAAGCCCATCGACAGTTGGCAGGGCCGTAACCCTTCGTGCCGTCAATCCGGTCAATCGTCAGGCCGGCGGGTCGCTCGCCCATATCCGCGAGGAAGTTGCTAAACACCATCCAGCGCTTGCACACAGCGATGCCCCGGCCGCCGTAGTAACGAAAGTCCTTGTTGCGCGGATTAAGGCAGCGATTCTTCATCCCCGCCCAAATACGATAAGTAGGGGTCTGCTTACCGTTGACGTAGCCACTCTGCGCCGTCATCTAGGTAATCCTCTGCCATGTTGCTTCCAAGATCTCGGCCTGCCGCTCGCTCAGCGGCCGGGTGGCGATCTGTTTGCCGATCGAATCGATGAACGAGCGCTCCCATTCGGTGAGCTTCGATTCGCGCTTCTCGCAGTCCGCGATCATGTCGGCATGCTCTTCGCTCACAGCGGCAGTTCCTGCTGCTCGCGGCCGATCGTCGCCAGCGTGGCGGCGACCGCTTCCATCAACGCGATCTGCCGGTCGGCCTCCGCCTGGCTCATCTTCCCGTCGCGCACGCGGCGCGGGTAGACGAACTCTCGGAACCGCAGCTCGCGCTCGACGGCGTCGATCTGCTCGGCGATGGTGAATTGCAGTGTCACGACGGCCACCCCGTAGCGAGTTTGACCAGCACCATCGCTCCGGCGAGGAACAGCGCGAGGCCGATGGCGGAGTGCAGGGAGAGGCGTTGCTTTTTCATGGCTTAGGGGTTCCGTTGTCCGGTGTCACGTTCACGCACGGCCCGTCGTGCGCTTCATGGCCGCACTTGAAGCAGCGAGCCGCGCTCGGTTGATCCGTGGCTCCCGCGAGGGCGGCATCTGTCTTGCGAGCGATGGGCACGAACGTCAGGTCTTGCGCGATGTCAGCAGCCTGCCGCCACTCCCGCAGCAGCCCCCGCAGCCGGTCGATCTCGGTCTGCTGCCGCGTGATCTTATGCGCCATCTGCGGCCCGTCGTAGTTGTCACTCATCGCGACTCGCTCCCTGTGGTAACGAAGTTAAGCGCGACGGCGGCGCGTATTGGAATTGACAGAGCCGTCGCCGTAGCCGTAGCCGTAGCCGGAGCCGTAGCCGTAGCCGGAGCCGTAGCCGTAGCCGTAGCCGTCGCCGTAGCCGTCGCCGTAGCCGTAGCCGTAGCCGGAGCCGTAGCCGTAGCCGTAGCCGTCGCCGGAGCCGTCGCCGTAGCCGGAGCCGTAGCCGGAGCCGTAGCCGTAGCCGGAGCCGTAGCCGTCGCCGTAGCCGTAGCCGTAGCCGTAGCCGTAGCCGTAGCCGTAGCCGTAGCCGACTGGCCGCATCGCGTCCATTACAGGCCCCAGGTATCGGCCACGGGGATGCAGAAGATTTCCGCATCGGCGGGCATATCGACATCGGCAATCGGGCGGATGTCGGCCTTGGATTTCTTCGGGTCTGCGATGACCGCAGCGAAGCCGACAGACTCCCAACGGAACAACCAGACGGCGCGAGTGAGCTTGATTCGCCCATTCTCACGGGTCACGTCGCCCGCAAAGATCCAGCCGCGATCCGCGACGATCACGGCGCGGTTTCCGGTCGGCTTTACGCCTTCCTTCACGTACTGGACGCCGTTCACTTCGATTCGATTCAGGTCGATTGCGTTCATGGTTCCTCTCTAAGAATTACTGTTTCCTAGTCGGCCTCGCTTCGCACGGCTCGCGTTAGCAACAAGACGCCATGCACTTCGATCATTGTCCCCGGCTGGTCCTGCCGTGACCCCCAATAGTGGTAGACCACGCGCCTCATGGCTCTTGCCCTGCTGTCGTGGGGAACGATGTGCTCATTCCAGCGAACTGCCGCGCAGCTTGAGAATGTTTCGCCGCTTGTAGTTCAGGACGTTCAGGATGCCCTTCGCGAAAACGGCCTGACCGCCCCGATGGTAGTAGGCTGCCGCGTCACCGATCGAGTGCAGAATCTTGCGGATGCCAGCCTCAGCCAGCTTCCGGCGGTTGCTGGCTTCAAGCACCGACCGCTCCTCCTCGTTCTGATCGACCAGCCGGGTTTCGAGCCAATGCAGACCGGCGACGAACCTGTTGTCGATGCTCTCGTCGGCGCACAGCTCGCAGATCAGGGGCCACAACTGCTTCATGGCCGTGGCGTTTGACTGCATGCAGGTGTACAGCATGGCAACGCAGCGTACCGTCTTGGCATCGGTCGCGGTCCCGATGACGCGGCCAGTGCTATGAACCATGTCGTTGACCGCAATGGCGATGGGATCGCCTGCCGCAACCTGCGCCTTGAACGAATCGACGCCGGTCAGCGGCTTGCGTTCCTTGTTGGCGATCAGGAAGTCGGCCGCTTCGTCCTGGATGTTGCCGTCGAACTCGAACACGACGACCGGCACGTCCTGCACGTCACTGCGCGACATGGCAGCCGCCAGCCGGTGCTGGCCGTCGATGACCCACAGGGAGCCATCCGGGCGGCGCGCGCACAGCAGGACGCCCAGCGCAGCCCAATTGAAGTTGGAGGCGATGCGCTTGCGCTTGCTGTCGTTGAGCGAGCGCTGATAGGTCTGATCGACCCGGAGCTGCTCCTTCGGAACGTACAGCAACTTTCCGGGTTCATTCTTGCTGACCCAGCCGTACCGCTTCACCTTGTCCACACCCTGATGGGTTTTCTCACTCACGTTCACGTCCGTCTCCTCGTTGTTCAGGAATCAATAGGTTAGGAATTCGGGTCTTTCACCGCTGACACGGTTGCAGACGGCTGATCAGCAGTGCCTTCGATAACCCCGCGCCCGGTAATCAGGATGTCGGCTATCTGCGCAAGCTCACTGGCGTCTACTATTAGCCAGTCGTCCTTGTGAATCCGCGCTTTGATCGTCGGCGGCCCAGACGGTTGAACAGCAGCGCGCGGCACGATCACGCATTCGTGCGTCTTAGCGCATTCGATGCAGATAACCTTCCAATCGCCTAGCCGTAGACCCCAACGCGGATACGTGCCGAAATCGTATTGCAGGTCGGCGTCGTAGTACGTTTTGCATCCGCAAACGTCACAGCTTCGGTAGTCACCGCCCGCCATGTTCCACCTCTGACACGGTTGAAGCGGCTCTCTTGGCGGCTATAAGGGCGTCCTGGCAATCAAGACAGTCGATGTCGAATTCCCGGTGATCCTCGCAATGGTCGGGCTGTGCTGATGCGCTGACAGCGGGTGCATCGGGGATCGTGAACGTCGTCCAGTGCGTGTGATAGCCCGGCCAGTCCTCGTCCAACGGTGAGCCGCAATAGGGCGGCTCTACCAACGGGAATACCCACCAGAGCGCAGGGCCATCATCTTCGTGCCACGCCTCAAGCGGCCTCGGCGTCTGCAACTCCCTTAGCGCGTTGGCATCGAACTCGGCCTCGGCCAGCCGCGCCGCCTTGTCTCGTGCCATTTCGCGGGCTACGTCGCGCTCTAGCTCGCAGTCGGCCAGCCGCGCCTTCAGTTCGTCTCGACGGCGCTCGACTACGGTCAGTCCCGCTACCGCGATGTCGCGCTCCTGCTCGGTAGCGGCCAGCCGCGCCGCGAGGGCGTCGTAGTCGGAGGCGGAGACCATCTCAACGACATCGATGCCGGTTACCCCGGTCCACTCGCCAGCGATTTCGTATCGCTTAACCATGGCTCGCTTCCTCCCTCGGCGCGTGCATCTCCTCGCGCACCTTCGACGCATCGACGCGCTCGCCGTTGCGGAAGCGGGTCGCATAGGCCCGCAGCACGGCGGCGGCATCGGGGAACTCGCCGAACCACCAGGCGTCGGCGAGCATCTCGTTGCCGATCTGCCGGCGGGCTTCGCTCGCGACGCGATCGTCGTGCCGCTGGAGCAGCTGCTGCAGCTTGCCGAGCATGAATGCCAGGCAGAGGAAGGCGACGGACAGCGCCGCAAGGAGCAGCACCGCCCAGCCGATCAGCGAAACGATGGACGCGATCATGACGTCAGCTCCTGTAGTGCCGCCCGGCGCAGCTTCGACGCCCAGGCCTTGACCCGCTTCACCTCGGCCGCCACCTCGGGCGGCTCGACCTTCTTCGCCGACGGCGAGTAGTGGCACTGCTCGAGGTCGCGGGCGATCTCCTCGAGGTACTCCGAAACGTCGCTCAGCAGCTTCGGCGTCAGGGCGATGCGCTCGGTCACTTGCCGGCCCTCGATGCGTACAGATAGGCGGTGGTGTTCTCCGACGTCTTAACGACGACGTAGTGCCCGAGCTTGATCGCCGTGTTGACCGCGGCCGCCACCTCCGGCGTGAGCTGGAGCGACACGAGGTGCACGCCGCCCGGAAAATCGCTGGTCCATCGCCGAAGACGGAGCTCTTCCTGCCGCTCCAGCTCGTCGACGCGGCGACGAAGGCGACGCGCCTCGCGCTGGCTGATGCGCATGTTCATCGGCGCTGGCCCCTGGCGGTGCCGGAGACCAGGCGCGGCGGCTCGCGTGCCGGGTCGGGGCCAGTGATGCGCGGCGTGCTGTCGGGGATGAAGCCGGAACCGGTCGCCCCGGTCTGCTTCATGAACTCGACCTCGACCTTCGCCGAGTTGATGATGGTCTGCGAGACCTCGGCGATCGCCTTGGCGCGATCGAGGTCCATCGGCTTCTCCGTATCCCGGAGCGACTCGAGCGTCGCAAACAGGTGATCGCGGAGATCGGTGATCTTGTTCTTGATGGCAGTTCTCCTCATGCGGCCCGGGCAAACGGGCCGAAGTACTTGAGCGCGGCGGCGCGATATGCGTCATTGGCTGCTTCAGCTGTCGCGAAGCTGCCGAGGTAGATGGAACGGCCGCTGGCAAAAATCGTTGCGTAGTAGCGGTCGATCTTCTTGTTGAAGTGCACGCCCTTCAGGCCTTGACGGTTGTCGCGGCGCGGCTTCGAGTTCTGGATGTTCTGCTCCATCGTGCACAGACGCAGATTGGCGCGCGTGTTGTTCAGCCCGTCGCGATCGGCGTGGTCGACGACCAGGTGAGACGGCGCCTGCAGGATGAACCGGTGCAGCAACTCGCACGGCCGACGCCCGTCGTCGGTCCACGGAAGCGATCGGGCGACATAGACCGTATTCGGTCGCACCATGGCTCTCCACCTGTGAGCCAGCACGCGGTCCGCGTCGCACTCGTCGACCACCGCGAAGTAGCCCTTGGTGATTGGTATGCGAATCACCGCGCACGCTCCCTGGCGTTGATCCGACGGACGAGGGCGCCGCGCAGCTGCACCAGCGATGCGAGCGGCTTCGGCAGGTTGTGGACGGTGTTTCGGCGCATCAGCTCGCGGCGGTGCACCAACTCGAGCGCGTCGAGCGTGATCTTCTCGAGGTCGGTGGTGCGCCGACCCGGCAGGAACGCGACGGCGTGATCGGGCGGGATCGGACCACGCGCTGCGATCCAGACCAGCCGGTGCACGGAGACCCAGTCCCGCGGCGGATAGCCGGTGTCGTTCACCTTGCGGTCGAGATAGCCGTCGCCGTTGACGCGGTACGAGCCGACCGGCATCCAGTTGCGCGGCCGGTTGCCCCTCTTGAATCGCGTCTCGCCGCTGCGCCCGCCGGCGGTGTAGTGCGTGCCCTTGTTCCAGGGCACGTTGCCCTTCTGGAATCGCGTGCGCATGCCCTTGCGTCCGTCGGCGCGGTGCGCGACCGGGCTGGCGAGATACTCCGCGGTCTTGTGCAGGCCCAGCTTCGCCGCCTGCTGGAACACGGCCGTCACCGGTCGCCCCAGTGCCTTCGCGAGGTCGGCAGTGGGGACGTGCGGATACCTGCGGCGCAGCGTCCGCAGGTCCGCCTTCGACCAGGGATGGCGCGCGTACTTCACGCCGCGGCCTTCTCGAGCATTTCGGCGCAGCGATCGAGAAACTGGCGCGCCTGCGAGGGCAGCATGCGCACCTCGTACCGGTACGTCTTGCCGTCTTCCTCGTCGGGGCGGTCCTGGGTGAGCACCAGCATGCCGGGCTGCGCCTTCACCACGACGGGCCACCCGGCGGCGAGCTCGAACTCGGCGATGACTTCCTCGGCTGCCGGCTCGCCGTCCGTGTTGGCGGAGCGGACCTTCTCGCCCTCGGCCAGCCCCGCGCAGCGCTTGCACACGGCGCCCATCGAGCCGTCCGCGTTGCGCGTGAAATGGCGGCCGGCCTTCTTGACCTTGCAGGCGGTGCAGACTTTCATCACTTCGTCCTCTTGGGCTGGTTGCGGTTCTTGGCGGTCTTGGCCTTCGCCTTCTGCTCGGCGACGAGGCCGGCGCGGATTGCCGCGGCGTCGATGCCGTAGTCACGCGCGAGGCCTTCGATTCCGGCGGGCTTGCTCGAGCTGTAGGTGTAGACCTCGAGCTCGGCGGCGATCGCGAGCAGCTGCACGAACCAGGTGAGGTCTGCCTCGGTCTGCTGGGCGATCGGCGTCGGCAGCTTGTAGTCGCGGCCGACGAGCTGCTTGTCGACCGGCCAGTCGAGGGCCTTGAAGAGCTTGCCCTTCGCGTCGTGGCTGAGGTCGTGCCACAGGCGCTCGGCGACGATGCGCAGACCGACGCGGTTGAGCGTGCACTCGACGTCCTTCGTGACGCGATCGTGCAGCTGGCGCAGCACGGTCGCTCGGTAGCGCTTCTCGAGGTCGTTCTTGCGCGCCTCGGCCTTCTGCTTCGCGTCGTAGCTGCTGCCGGCGCTGGCCGAACGCTTCGCCGTCTTCGGCAGGTCGGCGACCGGTGCCACCTCGAGCACGGTGCCGTCCTTCTCGTTGCGCACCAGCGTCGGGACGTAGGACTTGCCGAGGATCTGCCGGTAGGTCCGGTACTTCGAGTCCTCGTAGTTCTGCGAATCGAGGTGGACGAATCCGGGCATGTCCCGCTTGCCGTGCGCGAGCAGCTTCTTCGCGGCCGCGCCCTCGATTACCACCTGGCCGCTCTCGCGCGCCTTGGCGATCGAGCGCTCGGTGTGTGCCTGCACCTTCGCCCGGTAGCAGGTCGGGTCCGTGCAGACGTCTGCACCCTTCACGTCGGCGAAGAGTTCCTTCTGGTTGCCGGTGCGCTTCGGGCACGTGCCGCAAGCCCCGGCCGCCTCGACCAGCGTCGCATCGGACGTCTTGAACGGCGCGTCCGCGAGCCGGAGCATGTAGGTCTCTTGGATGTGCTCCAGCGCCCGGCGCGCGCTCATCGGCTGGCCCGTCCAGTCGGTCGCGGTGATCTCCTTAACCGCGTCCTCCTGCAGGCCGCCCGCGGTCGGGATGCGCGCCACGTACAGCGCGGTCGAGGCGGTCAGCTTGCCGGCATAGAAGGCCTTGCGTGCCGCCTGCCCGAGGTCGAGCAGCTTCATTCGCGCGTACACGTAGGCCTTCGACTTGCCGACCTTGTCCGCGATCTCCTCGACGCTGCGGCCGAGCTTGTGCAGGCCTTCGTAGCCCTCGGCCTCGGCCATCGGGTGCACGTCGGCGCGCTGAAGGTTCTCGACCAACTGCACCTCGAGCACCTGCTCGTCGGTGAGCTCGCGCACGATCACCGGCACCGTCTCGAGCTTCGCCTGCCGGGCGGCCAGGAAGCGGCGCTCGCCGGCGACGATCTCGTGCGTCGGGTCGGTCGGCAGGTAGTTGAGACCGGCGGAGCGCGCAACCGGCCGCACTACCAGCGGCTGCAGGATGCCGACCGTGGCGATCGACTCGGCCAGGTCGGCGATCTCGCCCTTGTCGAGCTGGCCACGGCGCTCGCGCTGGGCAATCGTCGTCGACACGCGCAGGGACGAGAGCGGAAGGTGGGAGAGGGTGTGCTGGGTGTTCATGATGCGAGCCTCCGCGGCTCGAGGAATTGATCGACGCCGTCGCTGTCGTCGGCATCGTCGAGCGCCGTCTCGAGGTCCTCGAGCGCGGCGACAGCCTCCCGCGCGTCCTGGCTGAGTCCATCGTCGGTCGACTGGTGGCCGTCGAAGATGCAGCGGGTCGACTCGGCCAGGTCGACCAGTGCCCCGACGACGGCGACCGTGAACGGGTCGCCGTCGAAGGAATCGAACCATTCGCGGAGGCGGTCGTAGCTCATGCCGCACCCGCCGCAACCTGGCGCTCGGAGTAGACGCGCACGCCCGGGCCGATGAGGTCGGCAGCGTCGGCCTTCAGGGCCTGCACCGTGTCGCGGATCTTCTTCTCGTCCGGCATGAGGAAGGCGTGATGCACCTTCGACGGGTCGGTGATCTCGAACTTCCAGACGATCCGCGTCGAGACGCCGGCGACCTTCGGGGGCTCGCGATGGATGATCGGCGCGACGACGGCGGCCTCCTGCTGCTGCAGGGCCTCGACCTTCGCCTCGGCCTTCTGCTCGACCCGGTCGGCCCTCGCGGCGAGCTTCGCGGCCTCGGCGGCCCGGCCGGCGGCCTCGGCCTCGGCCGCCTCTCGGCGCAGGCGATCCTGCTCGGCCTGGGCCTTCTCGCGGGCCTCGCGCTGCTGGCGCTCGAGGCGCTCGCGCTCGGCGCGCGCGGCCTCATCGGCCCGCCGCTGCTCCTCGATGCGCAGGCGCTCCTGCTGCTCATCGTACTCGCGGATCCGCGCCTTGATCGCGCGCTCGGCCTGTTCGAAGGGCTCGGCCGCGGTCTTCGCCTGGGCATTGGCGGCGCGGAGCGATTCATTGAGCGGCTTCGTGATCGCGACCCGCTGCTCCTCGATCTGTTTCAGGGCGCCCTTGACGGTCTTCAGCAGATCGCCGGCGGCGCGATACTGGTCCGGCGTCTGGATCGACTGGATGCCGCGATAGCCTTCGCGGACGGTGGCGAGGGTCGGGGCGACCGAGGCGAACTCGGCCGGGATCTGGGTGTCGTTGCTCATGCGTGCTTTTCCTTGAATCGGAAGATGTTGAGAGCCGAGAGGAACATCGAGAAATCGCCGACCTCGGTGAGGTCGTAGAGCTTGAAAAATGGCGGGGCGCTGTCGTGCAGCTGGACGCAGATCCGGCGCTTGATGACGCGGGGCTCGGGCATCGCGCGCAGGCACTCCGCGTAGGCGGCCGTCTGCGGGCCGACGGTCGGCGGCACGAGGCCCGACTTGATGTCGATCAGCGTATGGACCGGGTCGCGCGATCGCGGCCGCGGCATCAGTCCCTGCGCGTCGAGCGTGCCGGCGTAGCGGTACTTCGGATGGAAGACCTGCTGCTCGCTGTTGACCATCTCGCAGCCGGTCGCCGACAGGAAGTTCTTCCAACCGAGCAGGTACGGCTGCAGATGCGGGTCGAGCGCGGCCTCGTCGAGCTGCCCAAGGTTCCAGAGGTGGCAGGCGAGGTGCACGTGCGAGCCGAAGTCGGCCGCCGCCTTCAGCACGGCGGCCGGGATGCGCCAGAGTTCGAGCAGTGGGTCGAGCACTTGCGTCACGCTCGGGACGGGGGTGCCGTCGAGCTTGTAGCGGTGCGCGGCCGGGTCGAACTCGAGGCTCATTCGCCGCTGCTCTCTTCGGCGGCGAGCTGCGCATCGAGCGCGCGGCTCTTCGCCTCGTCGAGCACGGCGCCGGCGGGCGCCTTCTCGGCCGCGGCGGCCGGGGCCTCCTGCCAGGGCATCTCGCTCGCCGGCTTCTGCTCGAGGGCCTTCGGCGCGACCGTCGCGGGCTTGCCGCGCGGCGTGACGTCGATCGCCATTGCGATGCGCTCGCCCTCGTCGGGGTCGTAGATCCCGGCGAAGCCGAAAGCGAGGCGGGCGGCCTGGATCAGCGCCTTGTGGCGCAGCATGCGGCGCGGGTGCGTGTCCCAGGGCCCGGTGTCGCGCCGGCATTCGGTGAGGTACTCGCGCACCTGGACCGGGCGCGTGCGATCCTTGCGATGGATCGTGCATCCGATCCACGGGCCGTCTTCGTCGCCCTCGTCGCCGCCGCCGTAGTCGAATTCGATCGCGTCCAGCTCGGGGCGCTCGTTGATGATGCGGATCCATCCGTCAATCGAGACGATCGGCACGATGCCGCCGCGCTTCTCGTCGAAGAAGGCATAAATCTCGCGGGTGAAGGGATTCAGGTTGTACTGATCCGCGATGACGAGGAGCATCATGAGCTCCTCGTTCGTGGCCTCGCGGATGGTTCCATCCTTGCGCGGCTGGCTCTTGAAGACGGTCGCCTTCAGCGTCTGCGAGAGCTTGTCAGGGTCGACCGAGTAGCGCTGCGCGATCCTCACGATGAGGCTCGGCCGTTGTTCGGTGGCCGGCGGCGGCGTCTGGTGAGCGGTTGCGGGGCGTGCCATGGGAGCTCCTCGTGCGCGGCATCAGGCCGCTGGTTTCGTGGGTCTGGGATCGCGTCGGATGATGTCGGCACCGGTCTGCGGATCCGTCCGCAGGATCAGTCCGGTGCCCTCGAGTGCGCGGGCCAGCTCATCGATCGAGACGGCCTCCTCGCGCAGAAGGTGGTGATACACGCAGATCGACTCGGCCTGGCTGCGCAGCAGCCATAGGCGCGAGCGGCGCCGGAAGTCGCGCAGGTCGGTGACGTTGCTGCTCACGTCAGCACCGCCGGGTCGACGCCGCAGAGGATCAGTTTCCGGCGGCGGTAGTAGTAGGCTCGCCACTGAGAGCGCGCGCGATCAGGGTTAGCGGCGCGCCAGCGAGCAGCGGCGATGCAGGCAGCAAGGCGGCGGGCACGCTTGCGGGCGCGGTAGTTGCGAACGTGCAGCGCACGGCGGGCGGGGTCCGCCTGGCGTCGAGCACGCGCACGCAGCGCGATCGCGGCGCGATGCCGCGCGCGGTAGTTGCGCGAGTCCTTCGCCGCCTGCACACGGTTGCGCGTCGCCATCAGCCGGCGTCCTGTTGGGATGTGGCTGACGCGCTTCCATGCTTGGCCGCGACGTGCTGCCGCAGCCCGACTGCCTTGACGCGCTGGCCGCAGTGAGGGCATGGCACTCGTTCGCCGGGAGCCGCACGCTTGCCAGATGCCTGCGCGGCACACTCGTTGCAATAGCCTGGATACCCGTCGTTTCCGATGTAGACGCCGCAGCCTTGGCACAGCGTCCCGTCGAGCATCATTTCGGCGATCTCGCCCATCACTCGCACCCCTTGTGCAACTGGCTCAGGTTCCAGCCGACCGTGAGGCCCTTCAGCCCGAGGAACGCGATGCGGCACGCCTTCTCCTCGCCCTGTTCGCGGGCGGGGCCGCTGCACAGCCACTCGTACAGCGCCGACTGCAGCAGCACGAACCCCACCACCGCTGCGTCGGTTGGGTCGCTGCCGAGCACGGGATTGCCCTCGACCATGCAGCGTGGGTCGCGCTCGAGCGTCGTCCAGCCGTCAGCCGCGTTCGTTGCGTGGTAGGCGACGCGGAGCTGCGTGTTCGTGAGGCCGCAGCCGCTGAGGCTGATGGCGAGCACCAGGCCGACGACGATGAGGCCCAGCACGAACGGCCAGCGCGGGCGGCGGATCACAGACGCCTCCCGAGATGCGCGCGCTTGCCGTTCTCCGCGTTGCGCCGCTGGTCGTCCATGTAGTCGAACGGCATGCGGTACGTCGGCATGCGGCGGAAGAGCCGGCCGAGCGCCAGAGTGAAAACGGTGCACACCACGAGCAGTCCGAGCAGCATCACGTACGCGAACTCGCGATCGGGCAGCGCGTCGAGCCAGAGGAAGGCGTTGCTCATGCGGGTGCTCCTGCGGCGGCCTCGGCAGCGAGCCGGGCGAAGGATTCGAGCGAGCGGGCGGGGAAGCCGCACTTCGGGCAGAGCGGCACGTGCCGGCGCACGATGCGCTGCTCCCAGCCGCCGCCCAGCGAGTCGCTCACGAAGACCGACTCGACAGCGCTCGCATCGGTGTAGTCGGGGCTCTCTCCGCTCCACGTGCACTTGACGCACCGGTACACGACGCTCACGACGCTGCCCTCAGCGTGTTGCCGGTCGCGACGTCCGTGGTCACGGCGACCGGCACGCGGTAGGACTCCGCCCTGCGGGCCAGTTCTTCGACGGCCTCGCGGATGATCTGTGCTGCGCTCATTTCGCTCTCCCGTGGCCGATGCATCCGGCCAGTGAGAGGAAATTACGCTTTCCCGTAACTCCTGTCAACGGGATTCCGTAACCTCAGGTCAAACCGTCGAAAAGGCATCTTTGAGACGACTACCAGATTCGAGTGGCGATCACCCTGGCGTCCATGTTCGTGGCGCCAGGAACCCAGTCTGTCTGGTGTTCAAACGGGAACTCAGAGCGGGCCGGAATGTTGTTCGTGCTTGCCGGCCAGGTATCGTCGACCTTCAGAATTTCACCATTCTTCCCATAGGTCGTGAACTTCAATTGCACGCCAATCGCGATCGCGCAGTTATTAATGATGCGTCCTGTGGCATATGAATAGTCGTACCGCTTCCGCAGATTCTCGATTCTCACGGTGATATCGGACGTAGAGCATCGGTTGCGATCAAGTGTCGTAATGCCGACTCGCGCGCTCTCTGTAGTTGTTGGAGGAAACGCGCGGCTTATCATGCAATAGCCGATCACCATTGCGATGATCACTAGCAGGACCTTCATATAGCTGTGCTCCGCGGCTCGGATGAAATGAGGATATTGCTCATGGTGTGTCCCCTTCGTGGGGATGATCTTCGTCGGTCTTTTTCTTGCCGTTGCGCTCTGCGCGCTTTTGCTCGGCAACTTTGAGCATTACCTGCTGCTTAAAATAGCCGCGCCACGGCTCATCGAGCTTGCCCCACTCGATTCCGAATTCAATCTCTTCGGATGTGACCTGCATGCCGTATAGCGTGTAGCGCGCGATTGGCTCTGCGACCCCAGTCGATCGTTCGGCTTCCGTGCGTTCGGTAACCAAGCGCGCACCGCGCCCATTCTCGACAAAGCTCGGCTGCAAGCCCAACGCGACGCAAAGCAGATGGATCTTCGTCGTGCCGCCTTGTCGACCATTCTCGAGCTCATAGAGCGTTGTCGGCGCCATGCCAACTTTCGCTGCGAGGTCCGGCACCCGAATCTTCAATTCCTTGCGCCTGATCCGGATGCGTTGGCCGGGCGTTTCGCCATATCGACTGGTCATGGCAGTAGTGTCACGGAAAGCCGTAACGGTATGCCGTTGACAAAGAATTACGGGAAAGCGTAATTTACCGATCATGACTACATGGGCATCTCGCATTCAAGAACTCCGTGAGGCCGGAATGACGCTGGCCGAAATCGGCAACGAGATCGGACTGGCGACCTCGTCGGTCGGTGATATCGCCAACGGACGCACGGAGTCGCCACGCGGAGACGCGGCAATGCGGCTGTACGAGCTGCACGCGACGCGCTGCAAATCGATGACGCCAGGGGATGCCGCGGCGTGATCTCCATTGGCAACACCGTAACGCACGGGCCCAGCCCCGTACCGGAAACTGCCGGGAGAACGTTGCGCGGGTTGTCGCGGGTACGGGAAATAGAGCTGCGCGGTGGCGGAGTTACCGTCGTCGACGGCGAGGATTATCGCCGCGTTGTCGGGATGCCGTGGAAGATCAAGCGTGGCGCTAAGAAACGCCCATACGTCGCCGCATGCGTTCGACTCGGCCCTGGACCCTACGACTGGGGATACGTCCTCCTTCATCGACTCCTTTGCGGGCTGCAGAGCGGCGACGGCCTGTGCGTTGACCATATCGACGGCGACGCGCTCAACAACCGCAGGTCCAACCTGCGCGTCTGCTCGCTGGCCGAGAACGCGAGGAACCGACGTCCGACTTCTGGCCGGAATCAATTCAAGGGCGTTTCGGCACAAGCGGGGCGCTTCGTCGCGAAATACAACACCGACTACCTTGGCGCGTTTGATTCCGCTGTAGAGGCCGCGCTTGCATACAACGCGGAATCTTTTCGACGTTGCGGCCAGTTCAGCCGACCAAATCGAATCCATGACGAGGATGCCGCCAGGGAGCTGATTTCCGAACGCGAGCAGCTGACGCTTCGAATGGAGCAGATCGCGAACGAACTCAGGGAATGGCCGTGCGCATAGTCGCCGCTAACCAACTTATGCTTGAGCTGCAGACAGACGTCCGCCAGCGATTCAGCACACTGCGCGAATGCCTGCATTGGACCGCGCTCAATGACCCGCGCGGCATCAAGGCGATTGCGGCCGACTGCGATATCAGCGTCTCGGAACTGTCGCGCCGGCTGAACCCGAGCGATGACGACCCGCGCAGCTGCGACGTGAACCTGATGGTCAAGGTTATGCGCTCGACGCGTGACCTGGCACCGCTGCACTGGCTGATGTCCGAGTTCCTGCAGGACCAGGACACTAAGCGCCGAGCGGCCGTCGACCAACTCGCGAACCTCATGCCGCAGATCGCGGCGCTGCTTGCCGAGGCCGGCCCGACCGGCAAAGGCGGGCACAAGTGACCGGCCAGCTCGACCTCTGGTCCGGGCGGCCGGCGCTGCTCACCGACACGCCGCGCGCCCGCGAGACCGATCCGATTACCAGTCACGAGGCTGCCGACCAGGTCAAGGCCTCCGGCGCGCTCGGCCAGCAGCAGCTCGCCGTCCTCGCCGCAGTCCGTCGCTGGCCCGGCCTCACCTCGCTCGAGCTTGCTGCCCGCATGCAGCGCGATCGCTGGATGGTCGCCCGGCATCTTCCCGAGCTGTCGCCCGTGCACGTTCGCAAGGGCAACGAATTCCGAACGGTCAACGGGCGACGGCATTGCACCTGGTGGCCTGTTTCGAGGGCCATATGAACTACTTCGAGCTCCATCTCGGCGACTACGCCGAGGCGACGCTGCATCTGACGTTCCTCGAGGACGCCGCCTACTTTCGGCTCATCCGGAAGTACTACGCGACGGAGCGGCCCCTGCCGGCCGACGTGAAGGCGGTGCAGCGCCTGGTCGGCGCGCGCACGCGCGACGAGCGCGCCGCGGTGCAGGCCATGCTCGAGGAATTCTTCGTCCTGCGCGAGGACGGCTGGCACAACGCGCGCTGCGACGAGGAGATCGCCCGGTACGTCGCGGGCGAGCCCGAGCGGCTGGCCCGGCGGGCGAACCAGGAAACGCGCGTGCAGCGGCACCGCGAGGCCCGCACGGCGCTCTTTGAGGCGCTCCGGGCCGTCGGTGTCACCCCCGGCTGGAATGCCCCGATCGCCGAGCTGCGTGCGCTCGCGGCTCAGCACGGAGTCGCGCCTGCAACGCCTCATGAAACGTTACATGGAACGGCACCTGAAACGTTACCGGGAACGGCACCAGCAACGCCTGCAACGGCTACCCATACACCAGACACCAGACACCAGACACCAGACACCAATCTTAAATCTCTGAGTGTGAGTGCTGAGGGCGCGCGCGAGCCGTCGGCCAAGGTCACGACGATCGGCATCCCGCCATCGGTCAACCGGGAGGCCCTGGCACGCTGGGAGCAATGGCTCGCCTCGAAGGGCAAGCCGGTCAACGACATCTCGCGCACCGCGATCGCCCGCAACCTCGCGGCCTTCGGCGATGCGACGGCGCAGGCCGAGGCCGTAGAGCACTCGATCCGCGGACAGTGGATCACCCTTCACGCGCCGAAGACGGGCCCCGCCGATGCCGGCCCGGGACAGCCGCGGCGCACCCGATTCGAACAACTGACCGGCCATCTGCAGTCAGGGGGCGAACATGACGACGCATTCGGCTGAGGTCTCGCCGCGCGCGGTGAAGCTCTGGGCCCGGCTCTCGGAGTGGTATGGCACGCGCCTCGTCGAGACTTACGGGCCGGTCCCGCCGCGCGACTGGTGCCGCCTGGTCGACCGCTCGAACAACGGCGACATCAAGCGGGCGCTCGCGACGATCCGCCTCAAGCATCCTTCGCACCCACCGACGCTGCCGGAGTTCGAGGCAGCCCTGAAGCCGGCGGTGCCCGCGCATCGCGACGCCGCGGCGCCGACCGTCCAGGAGCGGCTCGTCGCGCATGTCACCGCGACGCAGCAGCTCACCCGTCAGCAACTGCGCTCGACCTGGACATGGCTCTATCGGCGCGCGCAATGGACCGACGGGATGAATCGCTCGCGCGACGAGCTCGCCGAGTGCATCGGCGTCGTGATTCCTGCCGACGGCGATATCCCCTCCGTGCGGGTGATGGCCGAGGACCTCTCGATGCCGGCGATCGCCGCATGACGGCGCCCGGCGTGCGAGCGGAGGCCTGGCTGCGCGATCGCCTCCATGCGCCCGACCTGTTCGCCGGCGTCACGACGGCCGACGAGCGGCGCGAGCGGGTGCGGCGCGCCATCCTCGAGAACGGGCTCGCGCGTGAATGCGCAACGCATACGCAGGCGCGCGGCCGCGAGACCTGGGCCGAACTGTTCGCTCGGGTCTACGGCCAGCCGCTGATCGCGCCGGAGGTCGCCGCCGCATGAGGCAGCACACCCTCGAAGTCGTGATGACCGGCCATGGTCTCGGCACCGTGAAGCTCGACGGCAAGCCGCTGACGGTCGTCGCACTGAAATTTAATTCCGCCGTCGACCGGATCAATACCGCGGAGATCACGCTCATCGTCGAGCGCGCCATCGTGACCGGGCCAGCGAAGGTCCTGCGCGGCGCGCCTGGCTATGAGGAATTCAATGCTCGCCGCGGCAAGCGGCGCTAGTTCCCGACGACACGCTCAACCATCACCGAGAGGATCCTCCGACATGCTCAGTCTCATAAAGCGCCCGGCCCGCATCGGCCCGTCGATCAATACCCGCACCGAGAAGCACGGCGAGGAAGACGTCCCGGCGTGCGACATCCCGATCGAGGGCATCATGCTCGAGCAGAAGGAGCTCAACGCGCTGCTCGACGACCCGTATGCGCACGACGCCCTGTTCAATCACCGCAGCCAGGGCAAGGTCGACGAGCCGATCTTCCGCAAGTTCAAGGCGCTGCAGTTCCGCGAGAAGTTCGAGGAGGGCTCGGTCACGTTCTTCGTCGGCATGGGCGCCGAGAGGATCGAACTCAAGAGCGTCAAGCTCGCCCGCGTCACGCTCGACCCGCAGGTCGGCGGCCTGACCGCACTCTCGCTCTCCGTGCAGTGCAACCCGTCGGCCGACACGGTCGCGCAGCTCTTCACCTACATGAGTCACGACGTCGAGGTCGAGATCGCCTTCGGAAAGAAGGTGGCGAAGGGCTCGAAGCAGGTCGAGATGCCGATCAACACCTTCGGCAGCGACGAGGCGCCTCAGCCTGGCGCGTCGTCGGATATCGGCCCCGACACTCGCGAGCAGATCGAGAAACTGCCGCGCGGCCGCCGGCGCAAGGGCGGCGAGTCGGCGTCGGCGACGCACTGAGCGGAGGCGCGTCATGCCGACCTGGGGAGAAGCGTTGCGCGATTGGCAGGCACGATGCGATGAGCAGGCCCGCGATCGCGTGCGTGATCACTTCGAGTCCTTCGCCGATCCGATGAAGCCGTGCGAGCGATCCGCGCTGCCAGTCGGCTACTGCGGAGGGTGCTACCGAGGCGAGCATCCGCGCGTCGATTGTCGCGCCGCCTGATTGGTCGTTCACCCACACAGAGGAGCTATCGATGGACAAGAAATTCATTTTCGACCTCGGGCAGACGGTGCAAATCGTCTGCAGCGGGGAAACGGGCACCGTGATCGGCAGGGCGGAATTCACGAATGCCGAGCACAGTTACAACATCCGCTACAAGTGCGGCGACGGCCGTGCGGTCGAGTCCTGGTGGACCGTGTCGGCACTGGCTGCCGCCTGATCGTTCAACGGCAGCCCCGCCCGTGAGACCGCACCCGCCTAGCAAGCCAGCACGGATTTCGGCCTTCGGGCGACAGGCATCCGTCTCCGCTAGTGGCGCACGCGCCTCACACGGGAACCCCTCGCGGCCGGGGCTGCCGCCTTCCGATGGAGTCGATTGCATGCCAAGGCGACGAATCGGAGCCGCGTCTACATCCACGGCGGGGCAACCGTGATGGACGACTGGGACGACCTTGTAATCCTTGTCGGACTCATCCTGCTGGCCTTGATCGGCTTGGTGAAATGCACATGAACGAGATGGCCGTTAAGTACTACGACGCGCCGCACTGGCCGTTCATCGCCGGGACCGTAAGCCCTCTATGGACGAAGTTCTGGCCGTATTCGGAGAGCAGGCAAAGGACCGTTTGCCGGGTCTACAGGTTGGCACGGTGATGCGCTACCTGTCCGTCTGCTCCGGCATCGAAGCCGCGACAGTCGCTTGGCATGACCTCGGCTGGACCCCGGTGGCATTCAGCGAGATCGAACCTTTCCCATGCGCGCTGCTCGCGCATCACTACCCGCACGTCCCGAACTGGGGCGACATGACCAGGTTCAAGGAGTGGTCCCATGCAGATATCGATGTTCTCGTCGGAGGAACCCCTTGCCAGTCCTTCAGCGTTGCCGGACTTCGCAAAGGCTTGGCTGACCCTCGCGGAAACCTCGCCCTCACCTACCTTGCGATCGCTGACAAGTATCGCCCCGATTGGGTGGTATGGGAGAACGTCCCCGGCGTTCTTTCCAGTGCAGGCGGGAACGATTTCGCGGCCTTCCTCGGCGGGCTGGGGGAACTCGGGTATGGGTGGGCCTACCGGGTGCTCGACGCTCAATACTTCGGAGTGGCCCAGCACCGCCGCCGTGTGTTCGTTGTCGGAAGTGCTCGAGGCTGGACCGCTGCCGCCGCGGTACTTTTTGAGCGCGACTGCTTGCAGGGGAATCCTGCGCCGAGCAGAGAAACGGGGCAAAGAACTGCCGGCAGCCTTGCGGGCGGCACTGGCGGCGGTTGCGGGCACCAGTACCGACAGAAAGGAAACGAATGCGACCTCGCCATAACGCACGCCCTCCGCGCCGACGGCTTCGACGCATCCGAGGATGGCACGGGACGCGGCACGCCGCTGATCCCTACCGTCGTCGGAACGCTGAGTGACGGCGCGCACAACGGGGGGGGCTCAACGGCCAGGACGCCTACACAGGACGAATTATCCCGGTGTTTGAACGCGGGCGGCATGGGCCGGCAGGACTGGGAAACCGAGACGTTGGTGATCCATGAGCAGTAAGCCAGTCGCATTCGTCCATCAGGCAGGGGGGGGGGCAGACCACCTTGGGCTATAACGAGGACAGTGAAGTGACGCCGACGCTCGCGAAGTCGCAGACGGTGGCGGTGGCTTATGCGATGAGATCCGATGCGGCGCGGACTGGCGAAGCAAAAACGCCGAGTCCCGACGCGGAAGGCCGCCTACGCCTGAGAGATCCTGGTTTCAACGTACTCACCGAATGCGCGCCGACAGTGGATGCGGGGCGCCCGCACACTGTCGCGTTCTCCTGCAAGGATTCCGGCGCCGACGCTGCGGTCGATGTCGCGCCGACGCTGCGGTCGATGTCGCGCCGACGCTGCGGTCGATGAACGAGCAGGCCGGAAACGCGAACGCGGGCGGGCAGGTTGCCGTCGCCATGAACCTGCGGGGTCGCGACGGCGGGGCCATGCCGGAACTGGACGACCTCGCCAGCCTGCGAGCTGCGAGCGGCGGCTCGAGTCGCAGCTATGTTGTTTCCATGCAAGTGCGCCGCCTCACCCCTCGAGAGTGCGAGCGGCTTCAGGGATTCCCCGACGACTACACGCTGATTCCCATCCGCGCCCGCCGGAAGGTTCCGGCTAGGGTAACGCTGCCGGCCGATGTCACGGTCGAGCCTTTGCGCCCGATCAAGATGTCGGCAGACTGCCCCCGCTACAAGGCGCTCGGCAATTCGATGGCGGTGCCGTGCATGAGGTGGATAGGCGAGCGGATCGCGATGGTGCAGCGACTTACTGATGAGGCCGACGATGGCGCGGCGACTCGGGAGGCCCATCATGCTTGATCCCGCCGCCCAGCTGCGCCGCGCTGCCGCGAAAGCCAAGCGCGAGCGCTTCGAGGACCATCTGGCCTTCCAGATTCGCGCTCACCGCATGCCGGAGCCGGTGCAGCAGCATCACTTCGCGAAGAGCATCGGGCGCCAGTGGCGCTTCGACTTCGCCTGGCCGGCGCCCGAGCTGATGCTGGCCGTCGAGCTCGAGGGCCTCGTGGCGACGCAGGCACTGATCCCGAAGGGGAAGGGCGAGGCGGGCTATCGGCGCACGACCATCCTCACCGGCGGGCACGCCTCTCCGCAGGGCTTCAAGGAGGACCTCGAGAAGTACAACACCGCGACCCTGCTCGGATGGCGGCTGCTGCGGTTCCACCAGCAGCAGATCGCAACCGGCGAGGCGATCGACATGCTCGAGCGAGTGATGCACCGGCTTGGCTGGCGCCGGGCCGAGAGGGGCGCGGCGTGAGCCTCGAGGCGGCGCAATTCATCATGCGCGACGGACAGCACCTGGCACTGCAGCGCTGGCTCGCCCGCACGCGCTGGCAGAACCGTCTGCTCTCGGACTTCGCCCTGTACCTCACCGAGGGCACGGGCTGGCTCGTCTTCCTGCCGCTGCCTTGCGGCGGCTATCACGGCCTGGCGCTGCACCTTCGCCCGCTCGGTGGCCGCTCGAGCGATCCCGAGCCGCGCGCGACGGCGGTGCTGCGCAGCCAAGGCTTCCGCGTCGAGCGCTGTCACTGTTGGGAGTCCGCACGCGAGGCGGTCGAGCGCTACCTCGGCCGATTCGGAACCATCCAGGAGCGAGGGAACCCATGAGAGGAAACAAGCCGGCACTGACCGAGGATCAGGTGCGCGAGCTGGTGAGAGTGCGTCGCGCGCTCGCGCAGCTGCCGACCGTCGAGCAGCTCGCGGCGCGGATGAATCGTCCGCCGAAGGTCATCCGGCGCTACCTGTTCGCAGCTCGCGACGCGCTGCCGAAGCGGCACGGACACCTGATTGATGGCGAGTAAGATCGATCGGCGGCGCGGAATCCTCGACGACATCCCGGCGGATGCGGCATCTGCGATGGACGAGTGGGCCGACTGGGTCCGGCAGTTCCGCGACCTGCCGGCTGGCGCGGTCTCGCCGGCCTATCGCATGATGCAGGCCAAGCTCCTCGGCGTCGCCGCTCACGGCACGCGCCTCGAGCCCGAAATGCCCGAGCACATCGCGGCCGTCGACCAGGCGGTCGGCCATCTTCCGGCGAAGCTGAAGCGCGCCTTCCGCACGTACTACCTCGTCTATGCGCCGACCGAAGCGAAGGCCTCGAGGTGCCGCTGCGACGTCACGACGTTCTACCGGCGACTGCGCAAGGCGCGACGCATCGTTGCCAATTCGATCAGATCGGCACGCATTGCGAGTTGATTTCGCGCCAGTATCTCTCCATCTTCCGCGCTACGTTCCCAGACGTGTCGGACGTGGGAACGGGACATGCGAGCGAAACGGGAGCCTCGGGGCCCGATGGAGTGATCCATCGGGCCCTTTCATTTTCCGGCCCGGCCCCAGCCAACACCTCACCGCGGCTTGACACGCATGACTGTGAGGCCGGGCCAATCTCTGCCGAAGGAGTAGCGCGATGACGAATGCCGAGTATCGTCTCGGGATCTGGATCGAGCGGCACAACCTGCGCATCTCTATCGGGACCTGGCTCGCCTTCGTCGCGGCCGTGATGCTGTTCGGCCTGTTCGCCGCGCGCGACGCCGATGCGGCCGCTCCGCAGGTCACCGTGACGCTCAGCCCCTCGAGCGGCACGCTGCCCTATACCTCGACGCTCTCCTGGAATGCGACCGGCGCCGCCTCGTGCAGCGCGAGCGGCGCATGGAGCGGGGCGAAGACGGTCAGCGGATCGCAGCAGGTCACGATCACGGCCGCCGGCCAGACCTACACGCTCAGCTGCGCCGAGCCGGTGCAGACCGCGACCGTGACGTGGACGCCGGCGACGAAGAACTCCGACGGCACGCCGCTGACGCCGACCGGGTACAAGCTGCAGGAGTCGATCGACGGCGCGTCCTGGCGCAACGACGTCACGAAGGCCGCGACCGACACCTCGCACGTCTGGTCGGGCCTCTCGCCCGGTACGCACTACTTCCAGATCCAGACGGTCGCCGGCAGCGCGGTCTCGCCCTGGCTGGCGAAGGGCGACGACGGCACGCCGGTGATGACGACCATCCCTGTGCCCGCCATCGGTACTGGGGCGGCAACGGGCGGCGTCGTGAGCGTCCCGAACCCGCCGTCGGGCTTCAAGGTCACGACCGGCGTCCTCGCCTACGAGCTGAAGGCCTATTCGAACGGGACCCTCCGCTTCGTGCAGGTCGGCACCGTCGAGAAGGGCGCGCAGTGTCCAGGCGCGAAGCTCGTCGGCGATTTCTACGCCTACGACGGCGCGAAGATCACGAAGCCGACGACCGGCGGCATCATCGCCACGAAGTGCGGCTGAGGGCTCAACCATGTCCGACGGATTCCGCGAGCGCATCCTCTCGATCGGTGAGAACGGCACCGCGCTGGCGAGTAGCACGGCCGAGACCAGCCTGCTGCCGGACGGCCGCAAGGTCACGCTCCCGAGCTACTTCTTCGACCGGATCGGCAAGGCCTTGCTCGTGCGCGCGGCCGGCCGCATCTCGACCGTCGTCACCACGCCCGGCACGCTGACGCTCGCGCTCAAGTTCGGCAGTATCGTCGTCGCCACCTCTGGTGCGATGACCCTGAACACGACGGCGCAGACCAACACGCCGTGGATCCTCGACCTCGAGTGCGTACTTCGCTCGATCGGCTCGGGCACGGCCGCGACGCTCTTCTCGCAGGGCACGTTCCGCAGCCATGCGGTGATCGGCTCGAGCGCGATCGGCACGGCGGGCGCCGGCTGCCAGATGCTGCCGTACAACGCGGCGCCGGCGGTCGGCAATGGCTTCGACGCGACGGCGGCGCAGACGATCGACCTCACCGGCACCTGGAGCGTCCAGAGCAGCAGCAATTCGATCCAGCTGCATCAATGCTCGCTCGACGTCTATAGCTGAGGCATGTCTCGAGGTCGCTCGACCGCTGGCGCGATCCCGAACTGCTTCCCGCTCTCGATCTCCGGTCGCTACCTGCGGCGGGCGAACGGGCGGCCGTTCATCGTCGTCGGCGATACGCCGTGGACGATCGAGGTCCAGCTCACGCATGCGCAGATCGATGCGTACCTCAATCACCGGCGAGCGGTGGGGATCAATGCGATCCTCTTCGAGCTGATCGAGCACAAGTTCAGCTCCCAGTCGCCGGCCTACCGGAACGCGGCCGACGGCGTCGATCCGTTCACGACCATGTCGCCGGTCGCGTGGACGTCGCCCGTCGAGACGTACTGGCGCACCGTCGACTACGTCATCAACGGCGCGCTCTCGCGCAACATCGCGTGCTTCGTCTGCCCCGCCTATCTCGGTTACAACGGTGGCGACGAGGGCTGGATGTCGGACGTCACGGCGGCCTCCGACGCCGACCTGCAGGCCTACGGCGCCTGGCTCGCGCGCCGCTACACGCAGCCGAACATCGTCTGGGTGATGGGCGGCGACTACGCCGGCGACAGCACCGAGCGCACGAAGCAGTGGAACATCGTCACCGGCATGCGCACGGTGCGCACCGACCAGATCATCACCGGGCATCCGGTACGGGCTGACGAGAACGCCTACTCGAAGTGGAACGGGTATGCGGGTTTCAACCTCAACTGCATCTACATCCCGACGACGAACGTCGCCGACGATCGAGCGGCGACGGCCTACGGGCAGGGGATGCCGTTCTTCATGATCGAAGGCGGATACGAAGGCGCCGAAGGCACGGCCGCGTCGATCCGCATGGCGATCTGGCAGACGATCTGCTCGGGCGGCTGCGGTCACTTCTTCGGCAACACCCCGCTCTGGGGATTCGGCGAGCCGAACTTTAACGGCGGCGGCGGAGCCGCGGCCGCGCTTGCGAGCGACCTGAATTCGACGGCCGCGCAGCAGATGCGGCACTTCCGCACGCTCACGTCGACGTACGACATCTCGAAGCTCGTCCCGAAGAGCGACTCAAGCCTCGTCTCGAGCTCGCTCGGGACCTCGGGGACCTCGGGCCGCGTCTGTCCGGCGATCGCCGCCGACGGATCCTTCGCGCTGATCTGGACGCCGACCGTGGCCGTGACCGTCGTCATGTCGAACTTCCGCCAGTCGAGCGTGCGCGCCCGCTGGTACGACCCGGCGACGGGCACCTATTCCAACGTCTCGGGCCAGCCGTTCTCGAACAGCGGCTCGCAGACCATGACGCCGAGCACCGACTGCGTGCTCGTGCTGGACTGACGCCGTGACCGTCCCCACCATTCGCACGCCAGCCGTTGCGACTGGAACAGGAACGAACGGGGCCGGCGTCGGTGCGTATAACTCCAGCATCAGCGTCACCAAGCCAACCGGAACCGCCGACGGCGAACTGCTCGTTGCGGCAATTCTCACTGACGGATCGACGCTTGGCGTTGTGCAGACCTTGGCTGGATGGACCCCTCATCCCGCCAATCCGTTGACGATGACGCTGGACGGATCGCGGGCTTACATCTTCACGAAAACAGCCTCGAGCGAGCCGAGCGGCTGGACGTTTCTTTCCGACCTCAACAACGGCAACGACTACACCACCATCTGCGTCGCAGTGGCTGGACAGGCGGCGACATGGGCAGTAGACACTGCGCACTCGACCGTCAACAACAGCGGAAACAGCTCGCCGGTCAGTGTCAGCGATTCAGGCGTCACGACTTCGGTTGCGGACACGCTGCTGCTGTACTTCGGGTTCGGCGACCCGGGGTCTGCGAATACCGGCTCGTGGGCAGATCCGTCTGGCTGGACGGCCGGGGCGAACTCGTACTCGAATTATTGCCCGCTGATACTGGCGACGAAGACGCAGGCCGTCGCGGGTGCGAGCGGATCGGCCGCTGCGACGCTGACGTTCCTGACCGGCACGTGCGGGTACGGCGCGATCATCATCCCGATCGCACCGGTCGTTGCAACGAACCAGGGCCCGCGGGTCAACCCTCGCCGCAACCGGCCCGGGCGCGGCCCGTACAGCCGGGGCCGGTACTTCCGGCCGCGCCTCGAGCATCGCGGCAGTCCGGCACTCAGCTACACGCTGATCGTCGCGGATGCGACGCACGGGCATGCGGTCGACAACGTCAGCCTCTCGCAGGCGAGCACGCTCACGGTCGCGGACGCGGCGCACGCTCACTCGGTCGATGCCGTGGCGCTCATCCAGGCGCACGTGCTGACGCTGCAGGACGCGCTCCATGCGCATGCCGTCGACTCGGTCTCGCTCACGCAGGCTGGGACGCTCGCGGTCGCCGATGCCACGCATGCGCACTCGGTCGATGCCCTGGACCTCGTGCAGGCGAATGTCCTCGCGATCCAGGATGCGCTGCACGCCCACGCTGCGGACTCGATCACCCTGTCGCAGGCGGGCACCCTGGCTGTCGCCGACGCGACGCACGGGCATACGGTGGACTCGGTCGACCTCGTGCAGGCGCACGTCCTGGCCGTCGCCGACGCCCTTCATGCCCATGCCGCGGAGGCGCCGACGCTGTCGACCGGCGACACGCTGGCCGTTGCGGACGCACTGCATGCCCATGCCGTCGATGCCGTCTCGCTGACGCAGGCGAATGTCCTGGTCGTGCAGGAGACCTCGCACGGGCACTCGGTCGATGCGGTCTCGCTGACGCAGGCGAACGTCCTCGCCGTCGCCGACGCCCTGCACGCGCATGCGGTCGAGGCCGTGACGCTGAGCTCTGGCGCCCTCCTGGTGGTGGCCGATGCGACGCACGGCCATACCGTCGACTCGCCGAGCCTTACGCAGGCGAGCGCCCTGATCGTCAGCGATGCGCTCCATGCGCACCTCGTCGATGCGCTCGACCTGCGGATGCCCCACGAGCCCGGCGACATCGTGCTCTTCGTCGTATCGGCCGGCGACCGGATGCTGATCGTCGCCCCTTCTCAACGCCTCTACACGGTGCAATGACATGACGAAATCCGCGACCCCCGAACTGACCCGCATCGACGTGCTGCAGAACATCAAGCACGCCGGCCAGGGCTACCACGCCGGCGAGGTGCGCCTCGTCTCGCCGGAGGATGCGGCCTACTTCTGCCAGCACGGCTGGGCGAAGTCCGACAGCCTCGTGTCAGGAACTCCCGACACCTCGCCGAAGACCCTCGAGGTCCAGAACGGCAAACACGGCCACGCGGCCCAGACTCCGGGAGTGAAGTGACATGGCAAAGGCATGCTCTGATGCGTATATGGACGCGATGCTCTCGCTCATCGACGACGCGACGACGATGTACGTCTGCAGCGGGCAACCCGCGAACTACGCCGGCATCGCCGCCGTCTCCCTGGCCGACGTCACGCTGACCGCCGGCGCCGGCAATGGCGACTACACGCTCGGGAACGGCGATACGAACGGCCGCAAGCTGACGGTCGCCCAGCAGTCGAACGTCCCGATCGACACTTCCGGCACGGCGACCCACGTCGTGCTCACGGATGGCACGAACATCTACGTCACGACGTGCACGAGCCAGGCCCTCACGAGCGGCGGCACCGTGACGGTCCCCGCCTTCGACATCGAGGTCGCGGATCCGAGCTGATCCGGGAGTGAGCCGTGGCCGATTGCGTCCCCACCGTCGAAGCCTGCCAGCGAACCGGCGAGAAGCGCACGCTCGGCTTCAACTGGACGCTCCGCCTCTCGCGTCGCTGGACTGGCAATACGCCCTACGCGGCGGGCACCCGGATCCGGCCCTCGGAGGAGAGCCGGCACACGGGCTTCGAGTATCAGTCGAGCGGCGGCCAGACGAACGGGCAGGCCGAGCCCCGCTGGCCGACCCGTCTCGGCGGCACCGTGCGCGACGGCTCGATCGTCTGGACGGCCGTCGCCCTGTCGGTCGACAGCCTGCTCGAGACGATCTCGACGAGCGACTGGGACGTGCCGACCGGATTGACCGGCTCGTCGGAGGACACGGTCGATTCCGCCGGCCTGCAGAGCACCGAGATCATGCTCACGGGCGGCGCGGACGGCGAGACGTATGAGGTCGTGAACGAGATCCGGACCTCGGCCGGCAACGAGTACCAGGCCGTCCTCGTCCTGAGCATCGAAGCGTGACATCTACCGACCAATCGACCCAACGGGAAGAGGCCCCGAGCTTCGAACTCCAGAAGCTGAGCCTTGCCCCGGAGGACATCCTCGTGGTCGGTTTCCGCCGGAGGGTGCCGCACGCGGAGGCTCATCGCTTCATCGAGTGGATCCGCGGGATCGGCATCCAGAATCGAATCATCCTGGCCGACGACGGCTGCAGCGTGTCGCTGCGCCACCCGGAGACCCCATGCCCTGCGGATGCCTCGCCCGAAAGCGCCGCCTCGCCCGATGGCTCGAGGAGCGCAAGCAGCTGCGCCTCGCCAAGCTCGTGCGCGCACTGCCTACCCCCGGAGCTGATGGCCCTGCCGCAGATGCACCTCGAGCTGATGGATCTGCTGCGGATCCTAGTGCAGCAGAACGCGCAGATGCTGGAGCTGCTGGGCTCGGTGGCTGAAGACGTCGATGCGCCGCCCCGCACGTACCTCGACGGGACCCCGATCCATGGGTGAGCACGCATGGCGCGGGTGAAGACGCTCCGGCTCTCCTCCGTCCGGGAGGTCTCGCTCGGCCCGGCCCGCCGGGTGGAGGCCGCCCGGCTCCGTGGCAGCGGACTGCAGCGGCGCAACGCTCGGCTCTTCTTCCGCAACCCGCTCTGCGTGGAATGCGAGAAGGCCGGCGACGTGACGGTCGCCGATGTCTGGGACCATGTCGTGCCGCTCGCCGATGGCGGATCAGACGACGAGTCGAACCTGCAGGGCCTATGCCACGCGCACCACGACGCGAAGACCGCGCGCGAGGCCGCTGCACGTGCCGAGACCGGCAGCGGCATGTCGGCGATCGAGGACCGGGGGGGAGGGGCAAATCCCGGAAGCCGGTTGTCTGGAAAC